TGAGGCCTCAATCGGTTACGTCAATCAGGATCGTTAATGCGTACTTTCGTGTTCGACATCGAGACACTCCCCAACTACACTCTAGTGTCCTTCAAGGACATCGAGTCGAAGGAGTATTTCCGCTTCCGCCGTAACGAGCCGGACGCAGTCGAGCGCCTGAAAGCCTTCCTCAACACTGATGATACGTACATCGGGTTCAACAGCAACAGCTTTGACAATATCGTGCTGGCGGCCTTCCTAGCGGGTCGCAAGGAGATTGAGATCAAGCGTATCGCTGATGACCTGATTGTGAACCGTGTGTCGCCTTGGAACGCTTACACTAAGCACTCCCTGCTGCGCCCTTCGATTGACACGATCGATTTGATTGAGGTCGCGCCCTCGTTCGTTGGTCTCAAAGCCTACGGCGCGCGCATGCATATGCCGCTGTTGCAAGACATGCCGATCGCCCACGACGAGTGGATCGAGGACGAGCAGCGCCCTATTGTTGACTCGTACTGCGACAATGACTTGGACACTACGGAAGAGCTGGTCAACCGGCTTGAGCCTGAGCTGATGCTCCGCATCGCGATGTCTAAGCAGTACGGTGTGGACATGCGTAGCAAGTCTGACGCGCAAATGGCTGAGCAGGCGTACATCACCTCGATGAGCCTGCAACGCCGTGACAACAAGATCCCTAAGACGATCACGTACACGCCGCCCGCCTTCCTGAAGTTTCAAGACCAGCAACTACAGTCCCTGCTGGAGAAAGTCTCACATCATGTCTTCGACATCAACCAAGCAACTGGACACGTCATCCTTCCTGATTTTCTCGGCGGAGACGTTATCAGGTTCGGCAGCGGAACCTACCAGCTCGGTGTCGGCGGTATCCACAGCACTCATGATAAATCGGTGTGTTATGTCGCCGGAGGAGATACTATCTGTGACATTGACGCAGCTAGTTTCTACCCTAGTATCATCCTTGAGTGCGGATTTGTACCAGCAACTCTTGGAAAGCGATTCGTCGACGAATATCGACAAATCTACGAGCGTCGACTTGAGGCTAAGCGTACTGGTGACAAAGCCACAAACGAAACACTGAAGATCTCGCTCAACGGCACGTTCGGCAAGCTCGCTAGCAAGTACTCTGTGTTGTACTCGCCTGACCTGATGCTCGCCGTCACGCTCACCGGTCAGTTCACATTGTTGATGCTGATTGAGTGGCTCGAAATCCTCGGGGCTACCACCCTTAGCGCCAACACTGACGGTATCGCGATCCGCTACGGAAACCAGCTCGAAGCGGGTGTTCAGAAGGTAGTCAAGCGTTTCAGTGAGGTGTCAAGGTTTGAGTTCGAGTTCACGCCGTACCGTGTACTGGCTATGAAAGACGTCAACAATTATTTTGCTGTCAAACCCGACCGCAAGCTGAAAACGAAAGGCATTTATGCTCCCCTCTCGCTTAAGAAAAACCCGACTGCGCAAGTTACAGCAGATGCAGTCGGCGCGTGGCTTGCGAACGGAACTCCGTTTGAGGACACTATTAGGGATGCACCTTTCGTCGATTTTATCAGTGCAAGAAACGTCACTGGCGGCGGCGAACAAAATGGCGTTCCGCTCGGCAAGGTTGTACGTTGGTATCAGTCCTCGGATGAGAGCCTACCGCCACTCAAGTACATCAAGAACGGCAACAAGGTTCCCAAGACCGAAGGCGCGCGGGCTTGTATGACCCTGACCGACAAAACCGTTCACCCTGAAGACCTAGACTACGGATGGTACTACAAGGAGGCAATCAAGATCGCCATCGCAGTTGGGTGTCACGCATACCTCACTGACGAACAGCTTAAACTTGTTGCCCCGCCCCCAAAGAAAACTCGAAAGAAGAAAACAGATGTCACAACATGAACTCGGTAACACTCGCACGGTTTACGTCGTGCAAGTGGACAACAATAAGGACTTGTCTGACGCCAAAAAGTATGGGGCGTTACGGGCAGTGTTTGCGAACCCTCGCAAGCCTTATGACACAGACAGTATGGTCGCCAAGGCGCGCCATATTTTGAAGGATTGGCAAGAGGGCGACTTCTTGTTGATGATTGGAGACCCTGCGCTGTGTGCAATATGCACGGCGATCGTCTCCGACATGGTTGGTAAAGTAGACCTACTCAGCTGGGATAGGAATACTTTTCAGTACGTACCGCAAGAGTGGTATTTTGACGGGGCGTGAGCCCTATAACTTAGAAAGTGAGAAAGTAAAATGGCAAATTGGATGGAAAACCTTCGGGTCGGCAAACAAGCCGTCCCACCCCGTGTCTGCATTTATGGCGGCCACGGTATCGGCAAGTCAACACTGGCAAGCCAGTTCCCCGCGCCCATCTTCATCAGCACCGAAGACGGCTTGGACTCGCTTGATGTGACCTCGTTCCCCCGCGCTAAAACGCTGACCGATGTGGTTGACAGCATCAAGACCCTGCTCAAAGAAGACCACGAGTTCAAGACTGTGGTGGTTGACTCGGTGGACTGGTTGATTGAGCCGCTGATTGTTGAGAGCGTTAACTCTAAGTATGACGACAAGGAACAATCGTTCGGCAAAGGTCAGATGTTCATCGCAGAGGAGTTCCGTGAGATCCTGCAAGGGCTTGATGCGCTCCGCTTGAAAAAGGGTATGAACGTGGTGCTAATTGCTCACGCCGCCGTGGTCAAATTTGAAGACCCGCGCACCGAGCCGTATGACCGCTATCAGCCTAAGCTGCCTAACCGTTGCAACGCATTGTTGCAGGAGTGGGCCGATGTGTTGGCGTTCGCGGCCTTCAAAGTCATCATCAAGAAAGACGACTCAGGCTTCAACGCTAAGAAGACTCGCGGCACCACCAACGGTGACCGCCTGCTGCACTTTATTGAGACCCCAGCGTATGCGGCTAAAAACCGTTACGACTGCCCCGAGGACATCGAGATGACAATCGAGAACCTCGCCAAACTGATCCCTATCGCTCACTAATCCCCCCGCCATTTCAAAGGAGAAATAACATGGCTAAATTTGGTTTTGACACGTCTGAAGTCGACGTTAACGACATCCCTTCCGGTAACTACGACCCCATCCCTGATGGCGAGTACACGCTCGTTGCCTTGGACGCCGAAGAGAAAAGCACCGCCTCTGGTGGTGAGATGATCAAGGTTAAGTTCGAAGTCGTCGGCGGCGAACACAACGGTCGCTTTATCTGGCAGAACTTCAACATCGTCAACAAGAGCGAGATGGCTCAAAAGATCGGTCGTCAACAGCTCGTGGCTTGGGCTACCGCCTGCGGCAAAGCAGACTGCGATGACACCGACAAGTTGATCGGCAAGAAGTTCCAAGCCGAGGTGGACACTCAGAAGGGTACCGGCGGTTACAAAGACAGCAACCGTGTGCGCGCATTCTTGTTCGCTGCGGAAGAAAAGCCCGCTCGCGCCGCTGCAAAGGCCGCCGCCCCCGCAAAGGCCGCCCCCGCTGCCGAAGCTGGTAAAAAAGCCAACCCTTGGGACTAACCTGAGTTCGACCCCCTGCACTTTCCCTTAAACCGGAGCTACAGACCCTGTGTAGGGGGTCACCCTCTAAACATGAAACATCTCATAGTCCTAACGCTGCTAGTGTTCGTATGTTATTTCGGTTGGTACTACCTACCGGAAGAAGCTAAGGACATTTTGCGTAAGTGGCGTGGTACGCATCTGTTCAAGGTGCTCATGCTGTTCTTACTCGTGTGGCTCGCGTTCATTACGCAGGCTACTTTTGGTTCAGGAAAAATCTTCTAAGGAAACGAATATGAAAAAGCTATTGATCATCATAGCAGCTTTTTGGCTCACAGCGTGTTCTCAAATTGACACGGGTAATATCGGCGTGGAGTCTACTCTCGGGCAGGTCAAAAAAGAGACCATGCCTCCAGGGGTGTACTTCACGATGTTCAAGCGCGTGACTGAGGTCTCCGCTAAAGAACTGCTGCTCAAGTTTGACGACATGAAGCCGCAGACGTCTGACAAGATCACCCTGTCTGACTTGGACGTGGACATCTACATTCAAATTGACCCTAGCAAGGCGGCTGACATCATGACCCGCTGGCCAGGAGACGTGACGTATGAGAAAGGCGAAGACGGCGCTCGTATCGGTATGAACTACGTTACCCGTCAAGCTCGTGAGAACATCTACAACACAGTCACCAAGTACGGCTCCGCCACGGTTCACACCGAGCGTACCGCTATCGCGGCTGACGTGGTTAAGCAGTTGCAGGCCGACCTTGATGAGTCCGCCGGCAAAGGTTGGTTCTTTGTTCGCTCGGCTAACGTGCGTAACCTCGTGACCGACCCTGCGCTTGAGAAGGCTATCATGGAAGCGGCCAACCGCCAGTTCCAGATCAACGCTAAGCAGAAGGAAGTAGAGCTGGCTAAGGCTGAAGCCGAACGCATGCGTGTTGAGGCACAAGGCGTGGCTGACGCGATTCGCATCAAAGCCTCGGCGGTGTCTGCTCAAGGCGGGCAGCAGTTTGTTGACCTTGAGGCCATCAAGAAGTGGGACGGCAAGTTACCGCAGACAATGTCAGGTAACGCCACCCCGTTCATACATGTGAAATAAGTATGGCTGTCTCAACTATCGGCAGCACTAACGGCCCTTGGAGCGTAAGCAACTCCACAGTAAACGACATCTATGGTGGCCAACGCTTCTACGAAGAGCAAGAGCGCCGCTATCGTGAGGAGATGGAGCGCCAACGCCATGCAGCAATGCAAAACGCTTACTGCATCAACACTGACACTTACGTCGGTATTTCCGCACAAGAGATACGGCAAGAATCTAAGCCTGTAAAGGTGAAGCAGCCTGAATATCTCAACAACAAACTGTTATTACTGGAGATCTGAAATGAAATTGAAACCCTTTGCCGAAGTCATCGCCCTGTCAAAAGAGAAGCTGTCAGAAGCCCTCGCCCCCATCCGCGCCCGTAAGGTCAAGAGCCAAGCCGAGCTGGAGATGGCCAAACTCGACGACGAGCTGATTCGTTTGGAAGCCGAGGTGCATGAGATGTGCGCCAAGGAAGACATCAACTTTCCTAACCTACTGGACAAGCTGGACAAAGCGGCCCTCTTAGAGCGCCGTAAGGTGCAGTACGAAAAAGTGCTGGCAGACTTGTTCCCTTCTAAATAAACTTGTGCACCCCTTCCCAGCTGAGCCCGCCCACTCGGTAAAAGCCTGAATGCCATCGAAACTCTAGGGGTGCGCCTTCCCGCTAACGGAAGGTTCATGAGTAGGGGACGAATTCAGGAACGGGCAACCCCGATTTCATAACTAAGAAAGACACAACATGGCGACCAATTTCCGACGCACCGCTGACTGGCTCAAAGCCTGCGGTAAGAACCCTTCGGCGGCCACGGCTTCCCTGCAGATCGGCTGCGACATAGAAGAAACAGTAGAGTTCTTAGAGCTTCTAGACCTTGATGAGATAGGTGACATACACCTAATGAGAACCGCTATTTACAACCTCAATGTCATAGCGAAAAAGTTGAAAAAGCTAGAGACTGTCGCTTGTATCTCGGATGAGAACCGCATCGAGGCGCTTGACGCGCTCTGCGACCGCGAGGTTACGGGTAACGGCGTGGCTTACTTGCTCGGGTTCAACAAAGAAGACGCAGACCTCGAAGTGCTGCGCAGTAATGACGCTAAGCTCGTGGACGGCAAACCAGTCATCCTCGAGGGTGGCAAAATCGGCAAACCGGCGGGCTGGACACCCCCTAACCTGAAAGGCTTCGCGTAACATGGCAGCAATACCTAAGAGCCCTGAGCAGCAAATCATCGACCGGATGTACGAGTCGTACGAGGTAGCTGAGCATCAAAGTAACGAGGAGCGCGGCGGTGTCTACCTAGGTAGGCTCGGCGCTTCTAGCATCGGCAATGAGTGCATCCGTAGTATCTGGCTCGACTGGCGCGGCTACGCTCGTAAGCGGTTCGGCGGTCGCATGTTGCGGTTGTTCGGCACCGGCCACTTGCAGGAAGATCGCGTTGTAGCAGATTTGAAGGCCGCCGGTCTGCAGGTGTTTGAGAAGGACGCAGACGGCAAGCAGTTTGAGTTCTTAGACCCCACCGGTCATCTCATCTGCAAGGTCGACGGCGTGATTAAAGGTGTGCCCGAGAGCGCCGAAAAGCCGCACAATCTTGAAATCAAGACCCACAACCAGACCAGCTTTAACGCAGTGGTGAAGCACGGTGTTGAGAAGCACAAGCCGATGCACTATGTGCAGATGCAGGTCGGTATGTGGCTCGGCGGGTTCACCCGTTCGCTCTACGTGTCGCTCTGCAAGAACGACGAGCAATATGACGTGCAACGTGTGCGCACTGACCGTAAGGTGCAGAAAGGTATCGAGCAGAAGGTCATCAAGCTGGTAGAAGCCCGCATGCGCCCCGCCGGTATCAGCGACGACAAGACGAGCTTCACCTGCAAGTTCTGTGACATGGCCGATGTGTGCTACGGCGATGCTGAACCCTTGCGCCACTGCCGGACTTGTGTGAATTGCGTCCCGACTGAGAACGGCACTTGGACGTGTGAGCTGAAAGGCGAGCATCTTGACATCAACCAACAGCGCGCAGGCTGTACACATTATGAGGTCTTATGAAAACCCCACACAAACATGCTGAACTCATCAAGGCTTGGGCTGATGGGGCAGAGATTCAATTAAAACTGAATGCGGTACAATGGGGGGATTGTGTAGACCCCTATTGGAACCCTGACCTCGAATACCGCATCAAGCCTGAGCCAAAGCCTGATGTTGTTCGTTGGTGCTGGGCCACTGGCAGGATGGGTGAAAGAGAAGACCATTTCGGTGAAAACGGAAGCGCCAATCTTAAAATCACATTCGACGGTGAGACCGGTAAATTAAAATCAGCAGAGGTGCTCCAATGATCACTATCGGAATTGACCCAGGACTCACAGGCGCTATCGGTGTGCTCAGAAGTGGCGTTTTCGTGGCCGTAGAGGACATGCCGACCGTTGCCAAGGGCTCGGGTAGTGTGAAGCGCGAAGTTGACCCCGCAGGGCTGTTTTCGCTGCTTCGTTCGCATGTGCCGCCGGTGGACGCAGTCAGCGTTGTGCTTGAGCGCGTGAACGCCATGCCAGGACAGGGTGTGAGTTCGGTGTTCAGCCTTGGCGACTCGTTCGGTACGGCGCGAGCCGTCATCGCGGCCCTCGGCTGGGAGCTACACTACGTAGCGCCGGTGACTTGGAAAAAGAGCTTCGGCCTCGCCTCTGACAAGGAGTTGAGCCGCGCCCTCGCAGTCCGAACCTTCCCTACCGCGCCGCTCAACTTGAAAAAACACAGCGACCGTGCTGAGTCCCTGCTCATGGCTAGGTGGCTTTACAACACGAGGTTCAAATGAAAAAGCTCAAAGAAATGACTGACAAAGACTTTGATGAGGCGCTCGGCGTAACTGGGGAAATTGAAGCAGATGAGGGTAAAACATGCCCCGTATGCAACAACCCTGACGTGCCAGTCGTGACTACGCGAGTCAAAGGTAATGAGGAAGTCGCCTTCGCGACCCGTGAGTACCGCTGTGACTGTTGTGACTGGCGGAGCGCGAGTTGGGAGGAAGAGGTATGAGTTTGTCAACTTACGATCATGAGAAAGGATGTTTTGTGCTCAAAGACACACGCCCACCGGCCAACGCTTTTGAATGGCGTCGGTACAACGAAGAAGAGGCGGCCCGTAACGGCGGCCTCAACGTCAAGCAGATGAACATCGAAGCCAGTAAGGGTAAAGGCGTAACGGCCTACCTTGAAAAGCGCCGCGAGACTAAACCCTCACACGGCACCTTCTTCGGTATGTCTGACAAAGAAGCCTCACCCCGTGCGGTGGGTAAACTGGTTCGTAAATGACCAAGCTACCCCGCCTACCTAGTCAAGTGGTCTTGTTAGGCTCAAAGGGGTACACCCCGAAACAGATGCGCGAATATGCGCTCAAAGCAATTGAAACCTACAAACAGGAGAATCAAAATGAAAAAGTTAGCAATCCTAGCGTTATTGTTGAGCATGGTTGGCTGCTCGTCGACGAACAGCACTCAGGAACTAGTCATGGATAAGCGCCTTCGCCCGATGTCTCGTAATGAGACCATCGTAGCTGTGCGTGAGTGTGAGACTAACGGGCTGCGCGCGGTGATGATCTACGGTAAGCGTGAAATCAACGGCTACAGCACTGAAGTCGTGATTGAAGTCACCTGCGCCCCTAAGTGGTGATAACATGGGAGTAGCACAACCCCGCCGAGTTAGCATGCAAACTGCTAAGAACCCCGTGGCTCGCGCCTTCGCACAAAAAGGCTTGCGCTCTGACATGGTTGATCAGAAGATCAAGCTCTACATGACCGAAGACGGAGAGCCCTGCGCGGACTTTTGCGCCGGTATCGGGCTCACCCTTTCGGCTATGATCCGAGCAGCCGAGCTAGACCGCAAGGTGGGTAAGAATCACCTACTGACGCGCATAGCTCGGGGTGGGGCTTCGGCTTGTGAGCAGATGGTCAAATCGGACTCGTTCGACCGCGACAATCTGGTCTCACTTGACAAGGCGCTTGACGCTATTGTTGACCTAAACATGCGACTCAGCGCCGAGGCGGTTAACCAAGGCTGGCGCGAAGCCCTCACCGGCAAACTCTAATGCCGTGGGGTTATATTCGCAAACTACTAGGCTCAGGGCTCCACTGGGGTAAGACTCAGGAGGAGCTTCAAGCCGCTATTGCTCAGGCCGAACAGGACGGTATGTCTAAGGCCGCCGAGCATATTCGAATCATCTTGCGGCTACGCAACAAGGTGATGATGGAAAAAGAAAACCCCGCACAAGGCGGGGCTGTAAAGTGACACCTGCAAAAGTGTAGGTGTTATTTTACTTCTTTTTTGATGTCGGCCTCGATGTCAGCCTCAATGTCGGGGCCGGATATCGGGGCCGCTTCGCTTTCAAGCTGTACGTCTTTTTCCATGTCCGCCTGAGGAGCCGAGCCCTCGGGTGATGGGAAAATAGCCGTCGCAGTGCCGGTGGTGCCTGCGCCCTCAACAGCTGAAGCGCGAGCGGCCTTAGGTATTGCGGCTGCAGCTTGTTCGTCAAGCATCTTAACAACTGCGGCAACTTCGTGCGGGTCTTTTGACATGAGCATGTCGGCCAACTTAGCCGAAGTCTTCTCAGTCATCTGCCCTTTGCGCAGGCCGCTAACCACGGCGTTGGCGAGCGAACTCTTCCAGCCGCCCGTAATAGCGCCCATCATCGCATCACCAATACCTGAGCCGTCTTCAAGGCTCTCACGCATTTGCATACGCTTACCCGTGGGGCTACCGCCGAGGATCTTGCTTGACTGGTTGAACAGTTGGGCCTCACGCTCGAGGGCGTTCTTGAACAACTCAAACTGAGCAGGGTTGTCAAACAACGGCTGCAGCTTGGCTTGCATCTCGGGTGAACCAATCAGGCGTTGAGCAGCGTTAAAGTTGCCCGACGGTTTCATGATCTTGTCATACAAATCACGCGCCACGCCCGTGCGGAACGCATGCTTCTCCGACTCGCCCATACCCGACACGAGCTTGATGACCTGCTCATGATCCATACGACCGAACTCGTTGATACCCTTGCGCATCGCGTCAGAGAGTTCAGCTCCACCGGCGTAGATGCCGCGCGCGAGTTCGTAGTCCGGAACGGCTTTGTCAAGGTCTTTCAGGAACTCGTTTTTCTTCTGAGTGTAGACGCGACCGAGAGAGGTGGTCTTGCCGGTGATGGCGTCTGTTTGGCCTTCAATCAAAGAGTCCAGACCGCGCTTCACTTGGTCTAACACCTCAACCGTGGGTTTGCTCAAGTCAAGCTCGCGGCCCTCGGCCTTGAGTAGCTTGTCGGCTTCCTTCAAAGCCTGTTGGAACTGTGGCAGCTCCATGTACTTGAGCACCTTGGGGTCTGCGACCTCGCCGTACGAGTAGGCTTGTTGGTACGCTGGGCCTGCGAGGGTTTTCATTTCCTCTTGCAGCTTGGTCAAGTCGTCGTAGTAGTCTCCTGGCTTGAGGGCTTTGACGGTCTGCTGATGGGCGCGCTCACGCGAACCCAGCTTCTGCTCCATCAAGGTTTTCTCAATCTTACGCGCACCTGCGCCGGTGCGTTGAGCCACCGCTTCAGCTAGGTCGGCCAGCGCGGGGTTGGTGTTAGCAACTACGGACGGTACACCTATCGCTTTGTCTTGAGCCATTTTGGCTTGGATTTGAGCAGTGGTGAGTTTGTCTTCAGCCATAGCTTGGGCCATCTTCTCAGCCGCTTTGCGCTCAACAAGAGCGTCAGTGGGGAAGAGACGCTCACGAAGCCAGCTCGAAGCGCCCTTAGTGCCGCGAACGGCCATCGGCACAGCCAAACCTAGGGTTGTACCCATTACGCCGCCGGTGAACGCGCCTGAGCCACGTTGGCCTTCTTCAGCCGAGCCTGCGCCGCTGATAGCGCCCGTGGTGCCGCCCGCGCCAGCGAGCTTGGCCCATGCGGGGATACGCGCCGCTGTGCGAGCCATAGCGCCCGAAACCTGAGCGGCACCAGCGGGGATGGCGGGTGGGTACATCATCATAGCCACGCCAGGAGCTGCGCCACCTGCGAACTCAGCCGTTCCGGTTGTGATGGGGTATTGTTGTGAGAACTCACCGTACTCGCTGCGGATCTTTTTCAAGTTGTCTTCATAGCTCTCGTTACCGAGCTTAGAGCGGAGCCATGCTTCGGCTTCGTCCCCCCAGCCCATACCGAGACCTTGACCAAACGCGGCCCGAGCGCCGCCAACTAATGGATCAGCCATTATTCAAGTCCTTCTGCCGCTGCGGGCGTTGTGTCACGGTACAGACCTTGGTTGATCTCGTTCAAGCGTTTACGGCTACGCTCTGACACCGACTTGAGCGCGGCGTAACCGTTCTTCATGATCTTGGCGCGCTCTTCAATGCTCTTAGCGCCCAAGCCCTGAACGTCTTGCAGCGCCTTGCGCTCGTCGTTAGAGATAGCTCCTGGGAACGTCGACTTGAGAGAAGACAACGCCGCTTTTTCAAGCGTGTTTTCCAACTCACGAGTGTTGATGACCTTGGGGTCTTTAGAGCCCGTGGTCTCAAGCAATTTACGCTGCGCGATGTCAGGTAGAGAGGCATCAAACGTGTTGGGGTTCAGCGCGTAAGCCTTCTTCAAGTTCAACATCGCCTGCTCGGTCTGCGCCAGCATGTCTTCAGTGTCGGTCTTGAGTTTGACCTCAACAGGGCTCAACTTAGCGGCGGCCTTCTTGGCCTCGTCAAACTTCTGTTGATTCAAAGCCAAGTTAGCCTGTGCAACGGACATGTTGGCGAGGGTGGCGTTGATGGTAGACATCTGCTTCTCGACGTTCATGTCTGCGATCTGACCCACGCGCTTCTGGAACTCAGGGGTTCCTGGCTTCAAGCCTTCGTCTTGAGCCTGCTTACCTGCTGTGGACTGAGGCTGACCGGACTTGATGTAGTCCTTGAGCAACTCGGCGGAGATCGCGCGCTTGTCTTTCATCTCTTCGCCGGCAAGGGTGCGCAGCGTAGTGAGGTCGTCCTTTGCACCTTGCATCTTGAGCTTCTGACCTTCGAGTTGGAGCTGCTTTTTGAGCGCGCCCTGACCCTTAGTGTACTCACTCATGGTCGCACCGACGTTGCCGAGGGTCTCTGAGAACTGGCCCGTCTTAGTTGGAGCGCCGAAGGCTGAGGCAAGGCGGAAGTACATCTCGGCCTTGTCAAGCGGGCTACCCTCAATCGAGCTTTGGATCATCTTCTGAAACGCTTCGGTCTCAGCGTTAGCGCGACCACGTGCGGACTTGAGTTCAGCGCCGTATGTAGACTCACCCGAGGTATACTTGCTCAACATGTCGAGCAGTTGAGGAGGAACCGAACCCTGCTGTGCGGGGGCAGCGTCAATACTGTCAACGGCCTGAACGGGCGCGACTTTACTCGCCGCGACCGGAGTGGCCGCTGCGGGAATAGTCTCAACCGGCCCAGCCACTTGCACCGAAGGGTTGCCGTAGTACTTTGCCAGGAGTTCGTCCACACCACCGATACCGTATTGGCTGGCCAAATCTTGAATTTCCATCGTAGCTCCTTAGCCGCCTTGAGACATTTTGTACAAACCTGCGCCGGTAGCACCCGCAGAAGCGAGTTGAGACAGCGGAGAGGCGCTGTACGTTGCGCCGGTAGTGGAACCTGCGTTGGTCGTGACTTGAGGCGTAATAGGGGCCATACCGCGCACCTGAGTAGACAACCAGTCCGCCATCTGACGAGGGTAGAGTTGGGCGTTTTGGTACTGTTGGTAAGCCGCATCTGCTTCGCGCTGGGCGAGCTGCTGTTGGGCAGAACCGGCGGCCTCAAGAGCAGCTGTGTCCGCAGTGCGCATCTGTTGACCTTGGGCAGCCATATTAGAGAGCTGCTGCAAAGCGGACTGTTGTCTTGTCAAATCTGACTGTGTCAAAGCTCCAGCCTGCTGACCTGTGCTGAGCAACGCTTGTTGTTGGGTGTTTGTCAAGTTGCCGGTCGTACTAGCTAGTTGGGCTTGTCGAGCCAAGTCACTTTGAGACGCGCCGAGGGCTTGTGCGTAACCTTGTTGCAACGCTTGACCTTGCTGGCCCAAGATAGACTCTTGAGTGTCGCGCAGGGCGCGGCTACCGAACTCACCCATACGTGTTCCGCCGAACTGACCCGCCTTGATGAAGGAGTCTGAAACTCCTGGTAACAAATTCTCAGTCAGGTTACGAGCGCCTAACTGGGCGATCCTGTCCGTCACGTTTTCAGTGTACGGGTTCATGTAACTATTGATGTCGGAAACAGAACTCTGACCCGCCGCTGTCAAATAAGGCTGAGCAGCGTTGACACCGCTAGTCGCTATACCTTTGTCAAAATAAGGCTGCGCAGCAGACATACCCCCAGCCGCCGTGGTGAGGTTTTGAGTACCTGTGGTGGCTGTGTTGTAAGGGTCTTGCCACTTACCTACATTTTGACTGACCTGACGGTAAGCCTCTTCTTGCTGTGGTTTTAAGCCCGCAGCGAGGGTTCCGGTGTAGGCTTGATAAGGTTGGGCCGCGAGGTTAGACGCAAGCTGAACCTGCGTGTAGATCGCATCTTGCATCCACTTCGGGGTCTCCGTAGAGGAAGTGGTGTAAGACGTTGCCGTCTGGGGTTTACCTTCAAAGATACCAGCCATTATGCGGCCCCTTTCAGATAAGCTAAGGGTGACTTAGCCGCAGGGCTGAAGCTACCTTTAGCGAGTGTTTTGCCTTTTTGCATACGCAACTTCTTACGCATCTCGTCAAGGCGGCGAGCGCCTTCTTTTGTGGAGCCATCACCGAGCAGGGCCACGGTCTCAGCGTCCATCACGTATTCGCCATCTGACAACTTAGCGTGGATTGTGTCTGCGCGACCTGAACCGCCGCCGTGAGCAAGCGCATTCAAAGCACCGCCGCGAGCGCGATGAGTGATATAACCACCGCGCGCAGCTGCCACTTCAGCTTGTTCAGTGCCGACCTGTTTATTGTACAGACCGCCAGAAACATCGTTCCAGTTGTTGGCCATGAAGGTGCCTAAGTCTTGCCCCTTGGAAGAAGCATCCGCCATCATTTTGTCCCAATCCCAAACCACGGTCGGGCGATTGAAATATTCTTTCTGAGCGGGGCTCATGGACTCGATAGCCTGTTGAGCTTCTGGAGGAGGAGTTCCAGCAGCTGCACCGGCTAAACCGGCTAACGCGAGACCGCCGTAACCCGTAGCGCTATTCATACCGATGTTGGTGGTGTTAGCGCCGGTCTGTTGAGCCAGAGTTTGCTGCGGCGCGTACAGGTCGTTCGCAGCCACGGTTGTAGAAGCTGCGTTCGGGTTGATACCTACGTCTGAAACGGGGGTAGCGTAGGGGTCAGTGAGTGTGTAAACTTCTGAAGGCGCTTTGATACCCGAACCGGAGTAAGGTTCAGCCGTGGTGCTAGAAGGCGAGCTTGAACCCAGTTCAGTAGAACTGTTAGCCTTCATACCTAAGTTGTTAGTCACCGTGGCGGAAGGCTTAGCGTTGGCGTTTTGATAACCTTGTATACCACCCGCCATCAAACCGGCTAAAGCACCGCCCTTGAGGGCTGTCTTAGCGTCAGCGCCTACCGTCAACAGGTTACCTGTGGTCGCGCCACCAGCGCGGATACCGGCGTTGAGCGCGCTGCTACCTGTACCGGCCATACCGCCGATAGCGTTGCTAGCCATACCGCCCGCAGCACCCATGACCGCACCTTTACCGAACCCTTGTCCGGTGGCCGCGCCGATAGTGCCGCCGATTAGCGAGCTGCCTAACACGTTCTGCGCACCTGCTTGCAACCCCATACCGGTAGCGTTGCTAATAGAACCACCTAACGCGCCGCCCGCGCCAGCACCTAAACCGCCGAGGGCAGCGCCCATCAAAGCGCCTTTGACACCACCACCACCGAGAGCGCCGATACCAGCGCCGAGGGCGGCAGACATCGCCACACCGAGACCAGGAGCCGCGATAGCGAGAGCGATAGGGGCGACGGTTTTGATGATCTTAGTCAGACCGCCGCCCTTGAATTCGCGCAGACCCGTGTTAGGGTTGATACCGCCCGAGCCACCCATACGGCGAAGCATCTCAGCTTCCATAGGGTTGACGTGCGCCAGCATCGTGTCACCGCCGCGACCGTGAGCGGCCATTTGAGCAAGGCCGCCGCGAGCAAACATAGCTTGCTGTTGTTGACTGGATTGGTCTTTAATACCGTAGAACACGATGAGCAGAGAAGCGATCACGATAGGATCGAACTCGGCGGGAAGGTCGTCTTGATCAACAAACCCATCACGAACAGCCGCTGCACGGACGGCGGGGTAGTCTTGCGGACTATCCATCACGTGCTCAAGCACCTGAATGATTTCATCAATCATCTGGGGGTTGAGGTCCATTTGAGCGACCTCTTGTTTGGCCATCTCGACTGCCTGCTGAACTTGTGGGTTCTGGCTGGCGATTTGCATGATTTGTTGACGATCCATCTTTACTTCCTTCGCCACTTGTGTGACTCAAAATTTTCCCTTAAAAACCCATAAACGCAAAGGTCATCATCGATGAATGCCTTGCGCATGACCCCTTCGAGCTCGAAACCGATGTGTTCGTCAAACCGGCGAGCAGCCGTATTCTTTGAACGCACCAGACCCGTAACCCGTTGTAACTTCAACCGTTCAAACACAAATTCAAACAGTTCGTTAAACATCTTCACGATCTCCCTAGGCCGAGCCCAGCTCGCCCCAGGAATCGCCGCAGTGTGCATGTCCACCCCGAGCGCGCTAAAGTTTGACAACACGATGACAAACACAAAGTTGTCATTCTCATCAACCGCAGACACCGCCCTCGAGAACCCCGTCACACCTTCAATACCCAGTACTTTCTTGGCCCATTCCACGGCCTCAAGCTCGCGCTCAAATCCTATGTACCGCATCAGCTCAGGCTCTGGCAGAACCGGTCTGCCCACTCACGCCAATCGTCATACGCATAGGGTATGGGCGGGTTACGCCCGATTGTCGTGTTGTTGAGGAACTGAACGGCCCAGTCTTGCCAGTGTGCTTCGTCTGACAAACGCCCGAACGCACCATAGGGGTCGAGGTCCAAAATGACCTGATTGGCCCAGTCGATGAGTTCGAGGTTGGTAGGTAGGGTAACGATCATCCGAGCACCGTCTTGTCTGTTTTATTGCCGTCTTCAATGTGACCGATGATTTGACCCATCTGGTAGTTACCGCCGATGCAGTACGACTTGAATTTGACGCGCAGCTCGCGGCGCTGTTCTTTGAGCATAGTGATTTGCTCATAAGGTTGCGTCACGTTAGAAGGGTCAACAATCGTGAACTCAGAGCTGTAGACCTCAGGGGCGCGAGCGTTAGCGCGGCCCGTCACCTGCACGGTCATGTCACCGGACTGCACAAAGTCGGGCTCGATAGACGAAATACGCAGGTAAGAGTTGACACCCTTAGCCGCCATTGATGACAGGTCGCAGGTCTCAAAGTAAGACTCGATCGGGAAGATGTTCTGACCGTCGATCTCATCTGTACCCTGTTCGTGGATCCAGACTTTGTAGCCGTCACCCGTGAGGCTGTCTCCTGGTAGGATAGGAGCGGCGTAGGCGTTACAGTAGCTAGCAGCCACACGGCCTGAAGACGGTAGAATGGTGTCGTACCAAGTGTTCTCGCGGATGTTGTAAATGACCGCATGAGTACACTCGGTAGCGTCACCGCGAGGGTAAGCCCACCAGATCTCACCGTAGCGAGGGGTGCTGTAGGCGTAAACTTTGCTACGCTGCTGGGGGTTCAGGCCGTCAAAGAACCAGTTCAGGTTCAACTGGTTAGGTACTTCACGCACCACGCCGTTAAACATGAGGAAGCGGTCAACACCTGCCCAGTAGAACACGCCGTCATAATCAATCACGCTGTCGGCTGACATAATAGAGGTGTTGGTGGCGATTGTGTCAAAGGCAAACACGGTCGAGCCGCCCGTAAAGGTCATACGAATGACAGCATCATACGCCCACAAGACACCGGCAGGGGCTGAGCCTGAACCGGCGCGCAGGGGCAGACCCTTAACGATTTTCTGTCCCCAAGCGCGAGCGATACCCGAGCCCGAACCTGACAGGTCGGCGGGGTCTCCTGGGATTGACCAACCCACGATACCGGCAGTGCCGTAGTATACGAGGTACGGATGCAGAACTACGATACCGCCCGTGGCGTTAGCACCGGCAGGTAGGGTGATTTCGGTCAACGCGCCGGTTCCGGTCACGTCTCCGAAGAAAATCTGCCCGCCTTCGTCATTACAGATACACTGGCCGTTAGGGGCTACGTGGGCAATGATGTTATTGTCGGTAGTAGACGAGTCGTACATGTAGTCAAACATCCACTTGTTCTGGTCAGAATCGGTGAGTGTTGAAGGTGTACGGTCAGAGATGATTGAGGCGTTCTTGTTGGCGTCGAGCGTGAAACGCTCTAGCTTGGTAGCTGAACCTGAGTGGCAGTAAACAAGGGTTTGTTGCACGAAGTTGGTAAACCCGCGACAGATCTCACTCAGCGTTTTCACGATTGAGCGGTAGCCGCCAATTTTACGAGGCAGCCCGCGCTGAAAGCGCACCCACCTACCGTCTACATACTGGTCGCCCTCAAACTTGGTACCATCACGTTTGATACCAGGAAGGGAGCGGAGAATAGAGGTAGGTGACGCCATTAAAACACCCCGCCATCCACCGTACCGGCAGGCGCTACCCCCAGCGTAGACCATGCTGCGCCGGTGTTAACCGCTGTGAACAGGGCAATACCTACAGAGGTGCCGCCGAGGTTGATTCGAGCGCCCGAGGCCGTGGTTGCGCCGGTTCCGCCGTTAGCCACGCTGATTGGCACCGAGACACCGGCAGTGTCAGCCGGAACCACGTTTGTACCGTTACAGTACAAGATCGCGCTCTGGCCTTGGTCAATGGTGTAGCCGGTGCCGCTCGAGGTCTTGACCGTGAGGGTGTAAGCGCCGGTGGTGCTGTTGGTGATCCAGTACTGTTGCACCGTAGCGGGAACCACGATATTACGGTTACCAGTCAAAGTGCCAGTCAAGTCGTAAGCGATGCGGTTCAGCTCAGAGCCAGAAAGCACGTAGTTACCGGTACCACCGACGTTAATCGAGGTGTAGTCGAACGCGAAGACGGCGTCTTTACCATAGCCGATTGAGTAGTAATTGACGCCGTCAGTCACAATCATGGACGATTCGCCAGGATTGTAGGTCTTAGCAGAAAGGCCGTCAATGGTGACCGAACCTGAAGGGTCTACTGAGAGCGCACCCGAGCCTTGGTTGCTCACGTTGATGAACCAACCGTTGCCGAGCAGCGTGGGTGAGGGTAGCTCCAAAGTGCCGCCCGCACCGCCCCAAACAAAGAACTCAGAGCGGTCAGCATCACCAGCCGAGTAATCGCTGTTGAAGTCAGTGACCGGCATGTTCTGTGACAATACGCTACCGATGGCGATTAGGCCGGTGCCCGCTAAGGCCGAAGCATTAGCTGAAGAAGTGGCCGCGCCGTACTGAAACGTGCGCCAAGTGCCCGACTCAGTGGTGTTGTTGGTTAGGTAGATTTGCCAGCTCGTACCCGCTTCCATCGCAATCAACTGAACACCGGTCGCCGACTTTACCAACACCTGAGTAGCGCCGTAGTTGTTGAACAGGATCGTCTGACCGTTGCCGGCTTTAGCCGCATCGGGTAGGAAGATACTCCAGTCCGCAACCGCCGCTGTGACGTCAATAATACGAGTAGCGAGGTTGGTGTTGGTAGAGGTTTCCTCTGGCCAGCTGAGCACAACATCTGCCGTCAGGGTGAGCGCGCTGTAGCTGATCTCACTTGGGTAGATGTTAGCGCCACCAAATACGTTGGTGTAGGTCGTCATTATGCTTCACTCCGTTGGGCTGTGCGATCCAAAATACGCTTGAGGTCTTCACCGTTCAACGCTTGCGCGGCGCGGTCGTACATCATTTGCCAAGTCTGGATACGTTCATCGTTCTTGAGGAACGGGGTGGCTTCGAGCAGCGTTGCGTACAACAACACATCAGGTGCGTACTCGGTGAGCCAGTTAGTTTGGAAGTCTTCACCCAAGAACGGCGGCTGCTCATAGTACACGATTTCAAGCGTACTTGTAGCGTCCGGAGTAGGGGTGATGAGCCAGTGTTGGTAGTCGTAATCGGCGTAGAACTGGGGAGTGCCGGTGGAGGCCTCATCAGGCCAGTAAGAACGGCAGTACTCGTAAGAGCGGGCGAAAATGGGCTGATTATTGACCGACACACTCACCGTGTCGCGCCAGCGGTCGGGTTTCATGTATACAGCCACGCCGACTTGCAAAGGCGTAGTCACGGCGGTAATAAAGCCCGTGATCTTCAGCTCACGAGCGATGCGCCGCTCACCTAGGGTAACTAGGCGCGGCAGCTGTTCGTAGACGATCTGATCGCTCTCGGCGGTGAACCCGCGCTCAAGGTAACGACGAACGTCTTCGAGCAGCGATGAATAGGTCATTACGTAGCTCATCAATACTCCAAGATTGTAAGTAGCTGATTCAGCCAACGCTGGTGGAAATTATAGGTGGTAAACATGAATGAAGGCAAATTTTACGCCGCGCAGACTGAACATACGTTCAATGCTTCATTCGTGTGTTTGATGCGGTCATCAAGGCCGATTGTGCCGCCGTTGATTTTCTTTGTCAAAGCTGCCCAGTTCGCATCATCGGCCAACGGGTTGCACCCGTGCGTAGACCAGAACCAACCGGCGGTCAGAGCGGCGTACTTTGGAGTTGCAACCAAATCAGGGTTAGCAACAAAATCAACACCCAATGCCTCGCCAGCGTGGAAATAGTTAGCATGACCAGTAAGTTGGATGCAACCACGACCACGAAAACGATAGCCATCACCAGATGCCTCATCACGGTTACCCATTCGAGAAGCGTAGACCATATTAGCGATCTTTTTAGGATTTCCAGCATACTGGTTTGCGACCTCTAGAGTGGGGAATCGTTTGGGCCAGAGCTTCATCAGCGTGGTGGCGCGGTAGTTCAGGTTCTCCTCGAGGATGCGGAAGTTGCCGCACTCGTGACCACACTGACCTATGAAGGACGCCTGCTGGCGCAGGGACTTGATGTGGAAGCGGTCAAAAGTCTCATTCAAAGCGTCGACCCACTGCGGGCCGATGTGCAACTTGGCTAATTGTTCAACGGTTACCACTGAGGGTCTCCTTTACTTGGTTGTACCGGTCGATGCAGGAGTTGAGCTCGATGATGGCTCGGTCACCTTCGGCGACGAGGCGGATAAGGTCTTCAACAGTCTGTCCGTCAAGTTCGGCTCGCGCTTGTGCATTGTTGCCGGCAGCGGAGGCACATCCACTCGCGGGGGTGAGGGGGACGTACAGCCTTGGGCGGCTAGCAATAACGGCAGACAGCTTAGCTTCAAAATCTTGCTTAACAGCTTCATCTTTGACATCCTGTTCATCCTTCTTTTTGTTCATCTCGGTGTTCAGACGGGCTATCTCCAGCGCGTCCTCGGTCTCCTTTTGCACATAACCGGCATGGTGGCCGTAGAAATATGCAGAAACCGCGACAGCTATAGCCCCCAGAATCATCCAAGGGTTCGGCATCATACTCCCTCCAGTCGTGCGGCTGCTCGTTCACGGGCGATGTCCTCCACGGCGGGGTCTACGTAATTAGCAGGGGTTGAGGGTGGCGGGGGCGCGCGCCACTCTTCGTCCAGCTCAGGGTTCTTGAACCCATTGAAGTTAAAGTCAAACATGCCCGACTGAACCGTAGGCGCGGGGCTAACACTAGGCGCTACGGTTTGGGGCTGTGGGGGTTGCACCTGTGAGGTTGCGATGCGCTCTGAAATGGCCTGAACACCCTTCTTCGACATCACGCCGCCGATACCCCCTACGATCAACAACACGATGTCGTTGAGCATCTTAGCAAAGGCTTGATCCATCGGGGCCATGCTCTTGAGCGGCTGCGTAACGTAAGCGAGACTGTACAGCATAAACATCACGATTCCGGCAAGGATGATCGTAACGATGATGACTACGACGGCCCAGACGCGGACCTCGATCTCTTCAGCGGTCAGCCGATGCGGCGGGTATTGGTGCTTCAATTTTCTTCTCCATTACGGGGGCTACTAGGTAATCGGGGCAGTCTTGCGTGAACTGGCAGTCGGGCCGCTGGCATCGCTTTTGCGCCCAGTTGGCGGGGTCTTGACAGTAGTAACGGAACCGCTCCTCGCAGGCCGTCAAACTAGTCAGGATCAATAGGATCGCGGCGAGTTTTTTCACGTTTCTTTTCCTTCTCTTCTAAACGGACGACCAGCGCCTTCACTTCTTTGAGTTGCTTGTTTGTGTGCAGGGAGACCATAGACAACGCCATGATGCAGAATATCAGCAGCGTGACGATTGCAACCCAAAACCAAAATTCCTTCATAGAGTGAAATACATTCCAATCATTTGCAGCAGCCCCATTGCTGTTGCTACTACGTAGGTTATCTTGGCCACCAGAATTTCTTTGCGGTGTTCTTGTCGCCATCGGTTGTCCCGTTCTCTCTTTGCTTTGAGTTCCCGAGCAACCTCTTGCTCTTCTAAAATCTCATCGTACTTGGACAAAAACTCTTTGTACATTGACCCTAACCCTAGAGACTCCGGCGTTCCGTAGATCATGGACTGCTTCAGCTGGGTTGACAGTTGATCCATTTGCCACTGAATCTCTATGCGGTCAATCGCACTATCGGCAACTTTGTCGGTGGTCAAGGCCAGCTCGTCTAGTTCTCGGCAGTGTGCTTTGAGATGCCTCATGGCTTCAAAGTAGATCTTCAAGTTTTCACAAATTTCATGCACCGCGCGCGCCTGAAACTCCTCATAACTCAGCTCTGGTTCGGGCTCCTGTTTTGTCTTTTTCGCAGCGGGCTTTTGGGCTTCTGCGGGCTGCTGAACGACAACACTTGCAGCAGGTTTCTGAGGCGCGCCAAATAAAGATTTGACCCAACCCCAGATACCGGTGACTTCTTTGAAGATCGCTTTTGCGTCGGCGACCCCACCTTCGACTTGCTTTTTGAATTTACCGATTTCAGCCTTCCCCTCGGATAGCATCTGGCAGCCAGCGCGTATAGCGCCGACTGCACTTTGTGCCATGAGGAGAAGACTGATCGGATCCACATTTAGAGGCCGATCAGCTTCTTGAAGAACTCAGCCGCCGCTCCAGGCCCGAGCAGGACAGCTGCAAGCACCGCATAAATGAGGTATTGCATCTTGTCCATACGCTCCGCACCTTTGTCTAGGCGGTCACTGATGGTCTCGTAACGTTGAGCACACACGGCTTCGTGAGTGTCCAAACGGGCTGCGGTTACTGAGATGGTGTCGGTCATTACTCACCCGTTTTGGCTAAAGATTGTTTCAACATGCCGACAAAAGCGTCACGTGCTACGGAGAACTGGTCGGCTTGCATCTGCAGGCCGCCGAGCTTGGAGTTCAAGTCGTTGATCTGAGCCACAAAGGCTTTTTGCTGGTCAGTGAAGGTCGTAAAGTCATGCTCAACGCCGTCGATGGAGATTGTTTTCAGTTCGTTCATGCTTGGCGCTCCGCAGCTTGCGCAACCACTTGAGCTTCGTAAGCGGCAACGACTTCAGGTGTCCACGCAGTATTGGCGATTGCAGCCACGTTTGCAGGTTGACCTGATAGGTCTTGGCCAGGAGTCAAAGAAGTGCGGTGGTAGGTTTGAGCGATTTGCTCATCATCGCGCAGAATGCGTGTTGCTTCACGGTACAAGATAACACCGTTCTCGGTGACTGTGATTTGGTCAATGACTTTTGTTTCTGAGAGCGCCATAATGTTGTCCTTTATGCTGTGATGTAAGTTAAACCGAATGTGATTGTTGCGGCTGTGTCCATAGCAACCGCGCCGTTAATACCTGCTGTTCCAGGTGAAATATACCCAACCACAATTTGAGACGCGTTGCTTGGAAAATAAACACAAAGAACGCTACCTGCGGTAATTGTCAATGTTGCGGCATCAGCTAAAGAAATCCACTCTTGCGTACCGTCATTCGGAGTAACAAACGGAATCCCAGCAACGCGCATATTTCCTGTGCCAGTGTGCGCTACCCACGTCAACCAAATTACAAGCGTTACAACGTTACCGACTTTTGTGTATTTACCAAACTGGGTTGTGTACGTACCGACACCCGCCGTTGTCGTGCCGACAATCGTTGGAGTAAAACTCCCTTCCTCATAATCATCTAGTGTGTTTGCGTTAGATGATGCCGAAATAGCGGCGGGGAATGTAATACCAGCGCCGGACGCTGCCGGAGTTGCGCCGCCCACACCGATAGTTGAGGCGGAAATCAACGTACCTGCGTTGGTTGTAACGCCGTTTGTTCCATCAATTACGACTGACATTATTTAGCCTCCAACGCAGTGATGCGCTCAGTGAGTGTTGTGATTAGGGCTTGTTGTTCTTGGATGGCTGCTGTCAGCGTAGCGACCAAGAAACTGGTGTCGATGCCTTGATAAACAGGGTTGCCGCTATCATCAACAGCGTCTTTTTCACCTGTTACACAGTCAGGCACTACTTCAGCCAGTTCGTGAGCGATGAATCCTTGCCCGTTTGAACCGTCAGCTTTCCATTTGTATGTGCAAGGCTTGAGCTGCTGAACCACAGACAAAGCTGCTGTCATTGGCTGCACATTTTCTTTCAGTCTGTAATCAGATGATGTTGCATAACTAACAGTACTCGCGCCGTTTTGTGTAATGTTACCGATTGCGGAACTTGTTGTTCTAAATTGAGCAAATACAGAACCAATAGAACCATAGGTTGTTTTAAACACAATACCGTTTTGCGTCAGTCCGTCAAACGTAACTCCAACTTTTTCTCCGTTAATTTGACTTGTAGCCCCAACCAGCAAGTTACCGCTGGTGTCAAGGCGCATCTTTTCAACAGGTGTTCCTAGCGCATCAACAGTAAACGTAAGTGCGTTACTGTTCTTGGCAGTGGAACCCATTTCGATTCCCCACGAGTTACCGTAGCCGTTCAAGAAGTAACCGCAACTAGCAGAACTACCTGCGTTCTGGTTGCGAACAAGAATACTTTGCACTACTGAGTTTGCGTCATCTGAACGAGCAACTTTTGCGGAATACGGCTGTGTGGTTGTTCCCAACAACAAGTTACCGCTGGAGTCGATACGGGCGCGCTCTACAAGACCTAACGCCGCGTTTGTTGTGCTGAGTTGTAAATAGCCAGAAATGTCTGCACCAGTGCCGTTTTCTTTGCGACCTGCCACCGCACCAAAGATCGTCTCACTTGTGCCGGTGTATGAACCCCCAAAAGAAAGCTGACCGCCTAAGTTAGCCGCCATTGAATCTGTTGTGTACAGATACGCAGTACCACGGGAGGCAGTTACTGCGTTTGCTGCGGCAATGGTGACACGGGCTGTACCTGGAGTCGCACCAAAACCAACTTTCTGAGTGTTGTCCACATAAACAGCATTCGTAGCCGTGCCACCACTTGTAGTGGTTTGCAGAATCAAAACGCCGTCATTGCCGCCTGTCTCTTTGAGGCCAGCAGACCCGCTGCTTGCGCCGTTGTCGCTGAGGATGATTGTCGATGCCATTATGCGGCTCCCTTCAATGTTGCAATGTCAGCCTTGGCTGCGTCGAGTTCGGCTTTGAGTTCTTGGATGGCTTTTGTCAAGATGGCAACCACAGATCGGTCGCTGTAGTTTCGGAACTTGTCCTCATCCAAGGTGTCAATGCCGGGGGAAGCCTCTGGAACCACCGCCGCAACCTCTTGCGCGATAAAGCCCAACTCTTCATACCCTTCGTTGTAGAACGGAGTTTCTTCGTCCCAACGATAGTATGTTGGTGCGAGTTGAGCAACTAACTCTAAAGCGTTTTCAATTCCGCGAGTTTTGGTCTTGTAACGACCGTCAGATGCAGAAATAACGCCGCTAGAGTTGGTTGACAACGTGCCAGCGCCGTAAGCATTGAACGCAACAGTTCCATTGCTATAAACAGTTAGACGATCCAGTAATGCTGTTCCAGTTCCTTTTGTTTGAAGCACCAAGTCTCCAGCACCTGTGCCTCCTGATGATTGATATGCGGCTTTAATTCGTGCAAAGCGTTGGCCATTACTTGTAATAGACCAACCAATACCATAATCATTTGAACTAGAACCGTCAGCGGTAACGCACTCAAAGCAATCACCGCCAGATTGGTAAGATTGAAGTTTTCCAGCGGAGCCTGTGACCGTTGTGATGCCTACAAGCGCAGCTCCGCCATCGGATTGCAGCACTAGGTCTTTATACGCAACACCTTGCTCAACAACCTGAATTTTGTAGTAGCTATTGCCCCATCGCTCAACAATGAAATCCATAGTGTTGGATGAGTCGCTTGAAGACAAAATAAACGGATAGCCCGTTGTGGTTGCTTTGGCGGTTGAGTCTTTAACGTACAGGCGATAGCTGGTGGACGATGAAATACCAATACCCACGTTACCAGTGGACTGTATTGCTAAAGCAGGTGTTGTGTAAGTAGTGCCGCCGTTAGCGGTTGAAGGCGTAAACTCGATCCCCGCCACGTTCAAGTTGTTGGCGATCTGCCAATTTTTACCTGCGCTTGTGCCCTGCATACGCAACACAGAGTTGCTGTTGGTTGTTACATCACCAATGGTGATGCCGTTGCTAGAGCCTTTGGCAAATGTGGCTAGGCCACTGTAAGAAGAAGCTCCTGCAAAAGTCACAGATTGATCTGAGCCAAGCGTAAGTGCAGTAGTAGGCGAAGCGCCTGTCTGAAAGACGAGTGTGCCTGTAGTGTTTGAGGTGACTACAAAACCAGTTGTAGTTGTGGTTGATGCGCTAATCGTGCTCATGCTTTATTCCTTAGATGACGACCCAGCGTTGGCCAGATGTGATTGTGACGGTTGCGCCTGAATCAACAGTGATGGGGCCGACGGACAAGGCGTTGCTTCCGGCGGGTAGGGTGTAGTTGGCGGTGACTTCTGTTTTGTTGACAATCATCACCCCGTTAGCGCCGCTGTTACCTGCACCAGCTCCAGCAGACAACTGAAACTCAGTACCGTCGTAGATGATTGTGACTGCCGCACCGGCGAGGATGTCATCAGCGCCTAACGCCACAGCGCCGTTCTTGGTGATAGCTTTAGCGCCGAGACCGCCGATGTTGATCGTAACGGGGCCGGTGTTTGAGTTCGCCGCCACAAAGCGGAAAGACATACCGGTGATGTAAGCTGCGAACGTGGGGGTGGCCGTAGCGGTGATTGTGTTTGTACCGCTCACCGAGGTCAACCACACGGCTGAGCCAGTTTGGTCAACGAAGTTACTCGCAGCGAGGACTTTAACAGTACCGCTGGCGTTCTTGATGAACAGCTTTTCGTCTGCGATGTTGACCGCCAACTCACCGTTCACGAGGTTACCCGCCGAGGGTGTGTTACCTGCTGTGGATGAGTGGTACGTCTGGATTGGTGTGTAGCCGCTTTGTGCCATGTTCTTACCTCAAATTTAACGAAATTTTATATTCGTTGGTTAGTTTTTCCACGTTTCCGCATGAATGAACCGTATTCATCGTCAGAACGTGCCACCGTTGATGCCGCCCCAAGCGGGTGCGCTCGTTCCGGCAGAAGTCAAGACTTGCCCCGCAGTACCGTTAGCAATGAAGCTCGTAGCGCCCGCGCCGGTCTGGTAAGGGATCTGGCTGGCGATACCGCCCGCGAGGTTAGTCGCGGTTCCGGTAGTTACCGTGCTCGGGGCCGCGTTAGTCCAGTAAGGGCCGCTCGAGTTGTACTGCAGCAGGTTGCCGTTAGCTAAGGTTCCCGAGTTGATGTAAACATCATGTAGTTCACTAATCTCGTAACCGTTCTGCGTGTGTACGTAGATTGAACCAGCACCGCCTGAACCGCCTTTAACCACGTAACCCACCATCACCAAATGCTGCGGCGCTACGGGTTTTGTAGCTGTCCAAGCGCCTGGAGTGGTGGGTGAGAGGTAAATGATTTGACCGTCAGTGAAGCCGTTAGTGTTCAAACCGTTTACGGTGCCTTGAGTGGTCACAAACCCGCTCGAGTTGTTAGCAATAGACTCGGTTACAACGCCGATGATCGCCGCCGAGTCTGCATCCGAGTCCGCTTGCGCTAGGGCTACGGTCAAACGCTGGCCCTGTGAGCCGCTACAGTAAACCACTTGACCGTCAGTCAGCGTGGAGCCGGTGTTGTTGTAAACGTAAATGACGGTCTCTTGACCGACCTGCAAGTTCACATTCCCACCCGCCATACCCACCTGAGGGCCGCCGTTAGTTGTGTCCCATTGAAAACGACCGACGGTGGGAGTTGTGGTGGCTGCCGTGTTGAGCTGAACGTAATCTGTACCGACCGCAGTCAAACCCGTAGCCGAGCCGCCGGTGATAGCCACTGCGTTGGCGTTCTGGGTGGACATCGTACCCAAGCCTGACACCTGAGTGTTGGCGATAGCGATGTCCGTTTCAGCCATTGCCGTGAGCTGGCCCTGTGCGTTCACAGTGGCGGTCAGGGTCTTGCTAGCAGCGCCGTAACTCGCAGCAGTCACCGCCGTGTTGGCGATTGAGATAGTGCCGCTGGAGGTGATAGGGCCGCCGGTGAGCCCCGTACCCGTGGCAACCGAAGTCACAGTGCCCGAGTACGCATCACTAGAGCTGATTGTGAAGTTAGGGTACGTACCTGTGATGGTGGTTGTACCACCTTGAGTCAAGGTGACGACTTGATCAGGTGCGGTGTTAGTGATTGTCACCGATGCCGAACCGTCAAAACTCGTACCGCTCAAACCGCTACCGATTGTCAACGCATTCGCGACTTTACCTGCGGTGGTCGCTGAGGTGGCCGAAGTGGCGGTTGCGGCGTTGCCGCTGATGTCGATAGCCCAAGTGCCCGAGGCACCCGTTCCGGTTGCGGAAGGCGCGCCTACGTCAGCGTAGTCGAGTACGACAGCACCGACTTCACCGTTAACCGAGACCACGGAGTTGCTTTGGTCAATCTTTTGCCACTCAGCGCCGTTAAAGATCGCCCAGTCGCCGACTTGCCAGTCTGTAATACCGTTCAGGTTAGTAGTACCGGCTACGCTCACGGTGTAGTAGTTACCGTTGGTACCTACGCTTGAAGTGAGAGTCGGATTGTTAGTGCTCGCGTTCCAGTTACCTTTATACTCAAGGCCGCCGGTAAAGCTGGTCGAGGTAATAGAGGTGATGACACCTTTACCGTTCACGGTAATGATTGGGATCGCGGTCAGCGAGCCGTAAGTACCCGCAACGGCTGCCGTGTCGGGCAGGTCAGCGTTCACCATCGCACGGAACAACGGGTCGGCGTTACCGCCTGAAGTCGGGCCGGCAAAGAACGTGTTAGCCGCTTGAGGCGTGACGACGAGCGCCGAACCCCAAGTATACTCACCCGTCCCGTTAGAAATGAGCACCTGACCGTCCTCACCCACGGGGCCGACGTACAAGCCGTCAGCGCCGCACCAGATGATAGCGCCAGCGTCAGGAACCAAACTACGGGCCGTGCCGCCGTTGCTCAAGCCGAGAATGTTGTCAACTTCGTCATCACTTGACAAGTCTACGGCAGGGTGCTTGTGATCAGCGCGAGAGACAGCCTCTGAGGTGCCTGCGCTGCCGCTTTGGAAGCCCGCCTCTGGGGTTGTGTCAGCGAGGTCCACCGCCAGCGTGACGTTGGCATTTAGCGTACCGCCGCCGGTCAAGCCTGCGCCGGCAATGACTTGGCGAGTCTCAGGCACGTAACCTGACACTTCGACGGGGATAGAAGTAGCGGCAGTGACACGGCCCGTAGAGTCTACAGTCAACACAGGTACGCTTGTCGCAGTACCGTAAACACCGGCGGTCACGCCCGTGTCTGAGAGCAGGGAGCCGTTCACACCCTTTGAGGCGATGCTCAGTGTGACGTTAGAAGCCAGCTGGCCACCGCCCGACATACCCGTACCGGCAATGACTTGACGGGTTGTAGGTACACCGGCCACGCTGAGCAGGTCACCCACGCGAATTTGGTAGTTGTTGCCTTGGTAGACAATCATCATCAAACTGTCTTCCGACGCTACGGGCGCGGTGGGCAGTTGGGTGACGCGCAGGGGGATTAGGTTGCTAGGTACTTGTGCCATGCTGCTCAATCAATGATGTAGAGGAACCGCTGACCATCTTCAGAGATGATAAAGTCGGTACCGTCTTGTGTGATGACGCCGGTAGGTTCAGTGTTGATCGGGGTGTCTGGTCGTGTGAACGGCAGCACGATTTGATCCTCACGGCGGGGGGCAAGGCGGTACGGGTCGTAGTCGTCCAAGTCCTCTTTACATACCTTGAGCCCAGGAGAGTTTGGGTCTGAAAAGAGTTCCGCCAAGCGCATTTTGCGCGAGCAACGACCACAGATGCCGATTCCGTACGTAGGTTCGCCAGTGGGGTCGATGTAGATGCTCATTTAGTGTAGCACCCGATACCAGGATTGATGTAGATGGGGGAGCCGTCGTTGTCGCCGTCCCACGCGCGCTGAACCGACATTTGAGCTTTTTGCTCAAGCATGGGGATCAGGTTGATGTCAACAGCGGGGGTCTCAGCGGCGACCTTGGCAGCGAGGCCGTCCACAATCGCAGTCAACCAGCGTTGAGGAATCTCGACGTCTTGACGCAGGTTCTCAGTGTCCATGATATGGCGGTGACGCCACACGATGAGTTGAGCCTGCTCAGCGGCAATAAACGGCGCAGGCCAGATATGCATAACCGGTTGCGGGATGTCGCGTTGGAACCAGAAACTGTTGGGGCGTCCTGGGAACACCTTATTGCTCTGATTCACATACGTGTCACGGTTCAACACGCCGAATGGGATTTCCTGCGGCATGTTGCCGAGGGTGACCGCAGTGGCGTTAATCGTGGCCGTAGACGTGATACGGAAGAAGTTGTAGGCGAGGGCCGCCGAGATGTCTGTCCACGTGATTTCGCCAGCCGAAGCAATGGTTTCAGAGCCACCTACGGTAGTCCAGCTGATGCCGTCAGTTGAGACTTGAAAGGTCAACGGCACTGAGGCCGCAGACCACTTCACACCCACGGTGGTGACTACGGTTTGGTCTTCAAAACCCACGGTGTAGTTTGTACCGGTGAAAGTGACAGTACCCTCAAGCAGCTGCAACACACGGTAGTTAGCGTTCAGAACCTCGACAGTGCCGACGGGAAGCTCAACAATAGGTTGGTTCTCGTAGAAAGGCAGGATCAGCTTATCAATACACCAGCTCGGGGTCTTGACGTTAGCAAGGTCTGAAAGGAAAAGAGACAACGACTCGAGCGCATATTGCTGCATCTCGCCGCTGATTGCCTGAGCAGGCAGGCGACAACGCCTGAAGGCATGATCTACTACCTTCAGGGCGTTAAAAGTTGCTACGCTCACGTTGCCGGAAAAGGCCATACTAACTCCGAGAGGGGTGGTCAGATGGCCGCCGATACAGCGCGCCCTACAATGACAGAAATTTTAGTTCAAGAAGCGTGAATTAACGCTTTTTGCCCACCATACCGCCGCATTTCATTGCGATCATCGGCTCACGGGAAGCCACAGGCACTGCGCGACGAGCAGGGGAGCGAACCACGGCCTCTTCCATCACCGCTTGGCGTTCCATACTAGGGGTCTGCACCGGCCCGCGCTTAGGTGTGACTTTGCCGCCCTTGGCGAGCTTGGTCAGGGGTTCGCCTTTGTGCAGGGCTTTTTCATGCTTGTGCACAGCGGCGGACACCATCTGTTTGTCTTGCTTCATGTCGCTAGCAACAGCACCGCCCTTGGCGTAACCTTTACCAGCCATGCCGCCTTTGCACAGACCCACGGTCTTGCCTGCGGAGCTGAAATTGAAGTCTTTAACTTTACCGACTGTCATAGTTGTGCTCCTTAGGCGCTTGCGTATGTTTTGATGAATTCGAGGATGAGCGTGTAGCGGTCGCCGGAGGTCGCACCCACGGTGGTGAACGCTACGTCACCGGTCTTGCCGGTGCCAGCGTTGTTGCTGATGCCGCCGAAGTCGTTGTAGCTTGCGGTGTACATGACGTTCTGAGGAACGGTCTCGCAGACCACATCGGTGTCGGCTTCCCACAAAATGGTAACACCCATACCGTCAGTCTGAGCCCAGATCTTGTTCAGCTTTACGCCGTTGCAGGCGAGGTTAAATGAGTTACGTGCCAGAGTGGACACGTCAACTTTGGTGACAGCGGCTTCGCCGGTGCCATCAGATACGTTTGTGAATTTGGCAATGTAAAGACGTTCGCCGTCCAAAATTACTTGCGTGCTTACTGCGTCAGCCATGACAGGCTCCTATTGAAACGGGCAGGGACTAGCCCCGCCACCCGTTAATGAAAACCGCCAGTATTAGGCAGCGACAGCGCCGTTCAAAGCGGTGATAGCCCAACCAGCAGCGGTATAAACCAAAGAGGCAGACTCGCCCACGCCGGTGAAGGTAATGGTGCTGAAGCCGATCTTAGTGGTTGGGGTCAACACAGCAGAGCCGCCGTCAACCACGTGCACGATGGTCTTCATTTGACCGAGGGTGCCGTTAGCCAGCGTCAAAGCCTGCGCAGAGCCAGTGCTTGTCAAACTGGTCAACATGTCTGTGACGTTCACAGCGCCTGCGCCAGAAAGGGCTTGGTTGCTAGCGAACACATCGCCTGTCAAATTACCTGTGACGTTACCGACGGTGTTGCCGGTAACAGTGCCGATGAAGCCATTCAGTGATTGCACTGGGCCGGAAAATGTAGTTTGTCCCATTTGGGCTCTCCTCACATGCGAGTTAATAAAGATACGTTTGTCTGCATGTCGTCAGCGCGGGGTTAGTTCGCCGTCGAACGTATCAGGGATACCCCTGAGAAAAACCCCCGCCAGTTGCCCAGCAGGGGTTCTTCAAGGTGATTAGATACCAGCGGTACCGTACACACCACGTGGGTCAGTCCAACCCACCACATAACGCTCAGTTGCCTTGTAGCGCATGGAGTCAGTCTCGAAGTCACCTTCCATAGACTTCTCCAAGCCACGACGCATCAACAGCTTCAAACCGTCTGGAGCATCGGTCTGCACCCACCAAGCGGTGGTAGAAGTGATACGAGACAAGTTAGCTTGGCCGTCAGCCAGCAAGCCCATGGACTTAACTGGGTTGATGTCGTTGTCAGCAGTGCCAGCACGTAGCACAGACTTCAACAAGACTTCAGCTTGGAACACGTTAGAAGGGCCAGAGACGATCTTCTTAGGTGTCAAACGGATACGCTTACCGTTGTTGTCAACAGCGTTGCGGATCTGGATGAGCATCTGCTCCAATGAAGTTTGCGACAATGCAGCAGCAGTAGTGAGCTGGTTGCTGAAAGTGCCGTTCACGATTGGGTGGCTGTTGCTAACCAAAGCCACGCCGTCACCGCCAGTGTAAGAACCGTTAAAGGCGCGGTTCAAGATGTTGGCTGCGAGGGTTTCCTTAGTCTCAATCAAAGATTGAGCCAAGTGCTTGGCGTAGGTCTGACCGATACGGATATGGTCGCCGTCTTCCACCAACACTTTTGTCAAAGCGAAGGCGAGGCCATACACTTTGTACAAGTAGCGTTGCAAGAACAACACACCACCGGATTGGTAAGTCACAGCCATACCGTCTGGCAACTCAGGAGCTGCACCGAAACCGTACAAGACGGGTTCTTCGTGGTAGTTACGTGGGATACCTTTTTGTTCACGGAAGACCATCTTCCATTCGTCGGCACGTTGGTCATAAACGCCGTCAAAGACTTCGTTCATGATTGGTTCGACTACGGAGCGGAAGTCCGTACTGCGCATAGGGGTTGCCATTGTCTAACCCTCCTTAGATTGAGTTAACCGCAGCTTTGTATGCGTGTTCGTTGATACGAACGGTCACAACAGCATAAGCATCGGTGATTGAGTCATTGATTTCATAGCCAAAGCCGGTGATCTGGAACTGGCCAGAAGTCGACTGAATAGCTGTGAGCTGGGTGCTGGACAAACCAGTACGTGTGCTGCCGCCAGGAGAGGCCACAGTCCAATCGCACTCTTCGCCAACCGCAGTTTGCATAGTAGTCACGCCAGGAGTACCTGGATTGGTGTATTGCACTTCAAACAGCGTTTCAGGATCATCATAGACCCAAGCGGTGATGTTCGTAGCAGTTGTACCAGTTGGCCAGAAAGGCGAAATGGTAGGCTTGCCCGATGCGTCATCGTATTGGCAGCCGGCAAAAATGCCGAGCAGAGTGACGCCGTCAACGGTGCCTGAACGAGTACCGTCAGAGGTGCCCAATTCAATAACGCCAGCGTCAGTGAGCTTCACGGGGTCGCCCGAGAAGATGTTTGCAGCATAACCGGTTGCAACGGTATAGGCTTTCGCGCGGATCTGACCACTGTTGTGGAAAGAAGCACGGAAGCCGAAAGGTGCGCTAGTCGAAGACATTAGCTCAGCTCCTTAAGGTTGGTTGAATTAAAAAATTGCGTCAAGACAGCTCAAACTGAGCGTCTCGCTTTTGTCCAATTTCCATATTACCGTCGCCCATGGTGATCTTCGACTTAGATGCGCGAGCTTGTTGTTCCATGAACTCAGCCGTGTCAGTGAGTTTTTCTTCCTCACGCAACGGTGCGTCATGGTGCGCCTCTTTCATGTACTTCTCGTACAATGACATCGGCAACTTAAAAGCCAGCATCTCATTAACTCCAACGAAGCCATTCCAGTCACCGGTTTTAATGGTTGCGTATTCCCAGCCAGGAACGTCTTCTGGCTTGATGGGCTGGTAGCCCAAGCGGATGCGCATCTGGATAGAGTCGCGGGGGTTAGTCGTTGTCAGCCAGCACGTGTGCCAGCCAGCGATTTTCGGTAAATCAGGCAATGAAGACTGAAAAAACTGTTGACGGAACATTTCAACTCGCTCATCATCGGACAACTCGCGGTTTTCAGTTTTCGTGCGATCTTCCATCTCACGGACTGTGCGGTTATCACCAGCGGATTTCTTTAAGCGTTCGTCGGACATTACTCGCTCCTTTCAGCGATTGATTTAAATTTTAGGCGTGAATTGCAGAAAAGGCAATTCATGCGCGGTTTGTGCGGTCGTATTCAGCGTAACGCTTGACGTACTTCATGCGCAGGACGGGGTCGTCCCACACACCAGCTTCAATCAACGCCTGCTTACGCTCAGGGCTCACATAAACCTCTTTGCGGGTAGAAGTGGGGGCGTGTTCACGGCCTGAGCCGATACCAGGACCACCGCGCGCAACGCGCTCTTCTTTTTGCTCAGCCTTGGCTTCGGGCTTTGAAAAACGTTCGGGCAGGCGACGAGCAGCGCGGGCGCGCAACTCATTCCAGTACTCTTCGCTCTTCGGGTCGTAGCCGTCACGCACTAGGCCTTGGTCAATAGCGAGCACGATGGCGGAGTCTTCGTTACGGCCTTGGGGGTCGTACCATTTGTTCTCGTCCAAAAACTCACGTGCATGCAACATGACACGGTCGTCCATGCCGCCTTCTTGCGCTGAGGGCTTGGCTTGTGCGGCCTGCTGCTTAGCAAAGGTGAGTTGGTTAGCCTTAGCCATAGCCTCGTCACGGTACTTCAGGGCTTGCGCCACGTCAGCGCCGTTGCCGGCCTCGACCGCCTTGGCGATGACCCGCTCGGCCATCTCGGCTTCGTTCTTGGCAGCGGCGATTTGTTGGTCAAAGCTGTTCAAGTCGGCCTGATAGGTGCGCTGTTCAATAGTGCTGAACCGGCGCTCAAGGTCATCATTGCGCTTGCGCAGGAACTCCAGCTCCACCTTGTCACGGGTGATGGCCTTCTCGCGGCGTTCTTTACGCTCGAGCTTCTCTAGGCGGCGGCGCTCACGAATGGCTTCGCGTTCGTCGTCGCTGGCGTCTTTTTCTTCGTCAGCAGCTTTGGTGCTGCGTTCGTCGTCTTCGTCGGGGTCTTCCTCGGCGGCTTGAGCTGCCTTGGCGTCTTCCTCGGCCTTTTTGACCGCAGGATCCTCCTCAACGATCACGATCTCTTGGTCTCGCTCCAAGTTTTCGTCGTCTTCTTTCAATACTTCAGCCATTGCTCATCTCCTTTATCAGATGAATGCTCGGATAGCCAACGGGTCGCCTTCGACTTTGCCGATGATATCCAAATCGTTAAAAATCACGAACAGCGCGGATTCGCCGTTCTCCAGTGGGACCTCCCAGCGGTCACCGCCGTACTTAGGGACGCGAACGTAGTCGCCTGGATGAGCCCATGAGCCTTCGGGCCAAGGTTCCAAGTTGTTACGGTTGCGGTAAGCAACGGGGCCGTGCTGAATCACTTTGGCCACTTGTGTGTTCCACTTCTCGGTATCACGCGACCCAGTGTCGATGATGATGCCTGAGGCGGTGGTTTGCTTTGGTGTGCGGATCTGTACCAGAACACGGCTACCGAAGGGCTGCACACCAGCATTTACTGCTGGAAAAGCCGCTTCCATGGCGTTCTCATAGGTCTTTGTCACTATTTCTCTCCTCATCGAGAATTGCAAGAAGTACGTTGATGGCGGCCTCGTAACCAGCTACGACACCGACGCGATACCCGTACTCAAAGGCATCGCGATTTTGGGGACGCGTGAGAGACTCAAGCGCGAATTCTTGTTGCTTAACTTTGAGGGTGTTAAGCAGCTGAGCTTCTATGCTCATGCAGGCGTTTTCTTCTCAGAAGGGGCTGCGGGGGTGGTTTGTCCGGTAACGGGCTTACCAGCGGCCATGCGGTGGTGCTGCTTGACAGCAGCGTTGTCCATAGGCACTTGATTGGTGTTTGGTTTTGGCATTTTATTGCTCCTTAGGGGTTGGGGTTGATACCTGTGCCGGTGCTGACGGCGATTTTGTCACCCGTGGCGATCTCCGCAGCAGCTAGGCGCATGGCGGTTTCGTTGTCGGCGTTGTTCATAGCCATACGGGCCTTGACCTCGATGGCGGTGCGTTGGTCTTCGGAGCTTTGACGCAGCTGTTCGCGGGCGTCTTCGGCCTGCAGACGGGCCGCATCCAGTTGAACTTTCTGTTGATCCGCTTGACCGGCCAGTTGCAGCTTGGCTTTGTCCACTTCGAGCTTGGCAGCGTCGAGTTGTGCGCGTTGAGCCAGTGCTTGACCCTGAACCTGAGCGTTGAGCTGTGCGATTTGCATGCTGCTGTCAGGCGGCATTGGTGGTTGGGGCTTGAATTGTTGAGCTTGCTGTTCAATTTGCGCCATTTCACCAGCAAATTCACCCAGCTGCTTCTCAATTTCGGCTTGAACCTGCAAAATTACCTGCACTTGTGCTTCGGCTTCCTCAGGAATCAGCTCTTTGCGCTGGGCTTGGTCTACGGCCTCATGCGCTTCGGCAAGATAGTAGTTCAAGATGTGGTCGCGCAGGTGAGTCGCCATCGGGTACAGGAAAGTTTTGATGATCGCAGGGTTCTGGCCGAACAAAGGCGACTTCAGGAAGGCCAAATGGGTCTTCAAATGCGCGATGTGCTCCTGACGGGGCAAAACGTACACGGGGCGACCCATTGCGGCGGCCACGTTCTCGCTTACGGGGTCAATGTCCTCGCTGCCGACCTTGGGTTGCAGCACATCATCGTCGCTGATCTTCAGGTTGCGCAGGAACATCTCCTCCACTTTACGTTGGTCGTAAAGCTGAGGCACAACGGCGGAGCGTTGCATGATGGCCTGAACCTGAGCAAAGCGTTGAGTCTCGCTGAAGATGGCGGGATCGCTCACGGGAACGATGTCCATCGGGCCGTCAAAGTCCGCAGGGCTGATTTCCAATCCGGCAGACTGCGCCTGAATGTCTTCCTCGGTCAAATAGGCCGAGTTGATGCGGTGCAGAATCTTGAACGAACGCGACATCGAGTTGTGGAGTCGCGAGTGGATGCTCGAGAACACAACCATACCTTGCTCGATGAGCGCCATGGTAGTACCCACGGGCTGATTAGCGTTGGCGTCACTGAGCTTCTCAAAAGAAGTCTGGATGACACCCTTGCCGGCGTCCACAACAAAGCCGAGGAGCTGGAACAGCGTGGGCGAGGGGCCAGGAAAGGGGATCGGCATCGCCAGTTTGCGGATGTCATCAATCAGCGCGCCGCCTTCAATCTCGGAGACTTCGGTAGGTTGGACGTTGATGGTCTGACCGTTGGGGCCGCCTTTCAGCTTGAGCATCGTAGGCACGTTTTGAATGTGCGCCGAGTCCAGCAGGGCACGGAGCGCGCCGGTAGCGGCACCTGACAACCCGCCGATGAGGTGGGTCAGGCCGATGGGGTACGCGCCACGCCAAGGCACAAAACCGAACTCAACAATCCAGTCTAGCTCGTTCTTCCACTCGTCGGCTTCTTCCCAGTTGCGGTACAGCGCGAGGGCTTGTGAGCTGGACTTGTCAACGCTGATGATGTAAGGCTCGGGGCCGTCACCGAAGTCAAGATGCGTGTAGATCTCAAACACGGTACGCAGACCGTCTTCATTGTACGCAGTGTCCTTGCGGCCTTCAATCTTGTCGTTAGCTTGAGAGGCTTTGCTGAACTCAGGGGTGTCAGGCGCGCCAAGGTTGACGTCGATGTAGAGACCGGCCTTAACACGGCGCTTGTACTCGTACTCAGTGATGTACTGAACGTGGGTCTTGCGCTCGGCGGAGTAGAAGTTGGTAGCCGCAAACGGCAGGTAGATGTCATCAATGGCGATGAACTCAGCCGTAGGACGGCGGTGCTGCGCGCTCCACATGTACTTCATGTACTGTGCGCCGCCCAAAGGCAGTTGCGTGCTCAGCTGCTCCAGCTCACCACGGAACTCAGGCATCTGCTCAGTGGTCTGCCAGTTCATGAACTCGGCTTTACGCTCGGCGCGCTCTACCTTCTCTTTTTCCTTCTCACCGAGGATCTTGCTCTTGACAGGACCAGACGGTGGAAAGAGTTCCTTCATGACTCGGGCGGAAAAGTCTACGCAGGCTTCAACCAGCATTGGGTGAACGACTTTGTTGGCACCCGTGAATTGCGCTCCACCAGGAGCATCATCACCGAGGCCGGTGCGGCGCAGCCCTTCCTCGTACAACTTGTCGCGCTTTTCACGCGCTTCCTTGTCCTTGCTGATCTTGTCGAGCAGGTCAGAGACGTAAGACTTCAGCTCGGCTTGGTCTACCTCGTCAACGATGTTGGCGAAGTGAGCGGCCTTTTCTTTGTTGTCGTCCTCGCCACCGGTGCGGATGATCGCGCCACCGTCTTCGGTGTCTTCAACGTCAGAGGGTTCCTCGTCGTAGCCGACGGTTTCGCCCTGCTTAGGCATTGTCAAGTCATCGTTCCGTTGTTCAGGCATGTAGTTCCTCGCGTAGCGCATTCACCAGACTGGAAATTTTAGCTGGATTGTATTCAACCAGTCCGCCTTCAGCGTAACCTGATTCTGGTTCTGGCGTTTCATGCTGGCCGGACATGACGTTCCCGATGATGTAGTCGACCTCAAGCGGGCTGAACTCGGCAGCGGGTAGCGGGGGCTCGACTAGGCCGCCCTCAGCCTTTTTGACTTTAGGTTCTTTCAAAGTAGGAACCTCTCCGGATATACCGTAACGCACGGCTGACGGATCTTTTATCAACAGGTTGTGCGATATCAAATCATCTTTGCTGATGTCAAGACCGTAAAGGCGGGACAGCTCGTCAGTGGAACCGGCTCCCGAGTCAAGGATGTTCTTAACCAAAATGCTCTTAACTTCTGGGTCTCGCAGAGCATCTCTGAAGTCATCTCTGAGGGTGTAGTTACCGCTCTGAGAAATTCGACCTGTTTGTGGGAAGTACTTGTCCCAACGCAACCCGCCCGCATCAAGTACGAGGCTCGGCTTCTCAACCAACTCAAGAGGAACCATGACTGAGTTAGGGGTCATAGAGTAAGAAGCTGCTGTCAGAGGGTTTGAAGCCGCCCAAGCATTAGAACGGCGCATGTTCTTTTGGTCGGACAACGCACCGGAAGGGCGCTCAGCAGCCACCAAAGATTTAATCTCAGACATCGGCTCGCGAGAGTTGAGGTATTGCTTGGTGAGTTCGTCAAAGTCTTTGGGAGAGCCTTCACCCCCTTTAACCATCGCAGCCATACCTCGGTAGAAGCGAGTCGGGAGTTCTTTGTCGTCCTCCAACCAATGCTTGCCTTCCGCTTTGAGAGCCCTCAGCTTCAAAATCTGGTCACGAGCTTCCTCTAACGCAGTCTTGATGAGGCCGCCTTTACCGTAGGCATTGACCTCACCGCCCTCGGCAAACTGCTTACCTAGGCGGTCTTTAACCCCTTCGGTGTCGTAAATTGAGAACCAGCGACCGCCGTCTTGCCCAGGATACTCCACACCTTTGTAACCAGACTTGAGAACCGCATCGGGTATCATACTTTGGGGTAAGCCGCGCAGAGTCTGGTAAACCTGCTCACCCGTGACTTCGCCTTCAGGCAACGGGTTGCGACCGCGCATTTTACGTAAAGCATCAAATGCTTCAGGCGGGTAGGTGGCTTCTAGTTGAATGTATTTGTCCGCAGGTACTGCAGTTTCGTAAACCACAGGAGCCTCGCTACCTTGCTTCATAGCCCATTTGGAAGGGTACGCAGGATCGGTGGACACGTTCAAACCCTTACCCATGATGCTACGCTCAGATGCTTTTGAAACATCGTAAGCGCCTTCAACGGGTCGACGCGCGCCGTGAAATGCTTTAAGCAGTCGGTTGAGCGCGCCAGCCTCTGCGTCGGTAGAGAGGCCTCCAGCAACCAAGCCTACGCCCAGTTTCCGCATCACACCGCCGTAAGGCACAGCCATCAACCCAACGTCCACTAAATCTTGCGGAGCCAGCGCTTTCGCTACCTCAGCAGGAAAGTTGGCAGAGGCAATGCGGTCGTTGTGAGCCTCAGGACGGCGACCCGCCGAGCGGTAGCCTACGTAGGGTTGGTTGTCTTTGTCAGCCATATCGGTTTACCACTTGGTCTTGTTTGCCCAATAGGCCGCGCTGCTCGGGCCTTTGGCGATGTTCTTTGCGTGACGGGCTTTGAACGAGTCACGCTTGTCGGTCATGGTTGAGGACTCACCGGCCTTAGGCTTGCCTGCCGTCTTAGCCCCTTGCTCACCGAAGCGAATGATCTTCTCTTTGCCGTCGTAGCATGCCTTCACGATGTGCGACTTCTCAGGATGGCTCGGAGTGCGTTGGGGCTTGTTGCAGGCCATATCGGCCTTGCTCACGGGCTTGGTGCTCATTTGGACTTCCTTGCGGCGCGCATGTTGTCAACGAGGTTGGGGTACGGGCGACCGGCCTTCTCAGCTGCGGCCTTAGCGGAGCCCTTGGCGCTCGGGCTCAGGGTCTTGGAGCTGCCCAATGAGGCAGGGCGCTTCTTGTCCCAGACGGGCTTGGCGGGTTTAGCAGGCATAGGTTTTACCCTTCTTTGCTTTTGAAATGTTGGCGCACCACTCGGCGCTACGAGGAACGGCCTTAACGGTGGCGCGTATCTTCTGCTTTTGCTCTTCGCTCATCGTCTTACCCTTGCGAGCCTCGGACAACTTACGCTTGTGTTCTTCAGTGAACGTGCGGCCTTTCTGGGCAGCAGACACTCGCTGTTTGGTTTCTGCGGTATGAGCGTAGCCGTTAGTGCCGTCACCACCTGCGGTCAAGTTGTAACCGGCGGGAGCCATAGTGTCGTAAGCGGCTATCGCTTTGACCTCAAGGTCTTTGACGTAATCGAACGTAGACGTGACCAACACTTCCTTCTTGAAGTTGTCAAATCCGTATTTGCGTATCGCTGAATGTAAAACACAACGAGAGCCGTTGCGCGCAGACTGAACGTGCTCTTGCCAACGCTTGTGGGTGTTTTTGGCGATACCGATATACACCCGTCCAGAGGGCGAGGTGAGCCGGTAAAGGTGAGCTGTGTCAGGCTGCATACGGGTTGATTCGTTCTTTCTTTGGTCGGTACTCAGCGTCGATGTCTTTAGCCTTCGGAAGCTCAAACCAGCCCTCATTCTTCAAGAAGATGATGACTTGAGTCAGAGTGTCAACGTAGTCGTCATGCTCTGCCACAGGGAACTTGGTCAACTGCTTTACGAAGGGTTGAGCCCAGCTCACAAAATGGCCAGGATTCTTGGCTGACTCGGGGATCCAAATCAATCCGAGTTCCAAGGTCGGGGCCGCCTGATGAGCGCGGGCAATCTTGTCTGCGTTTCCAGGATTGTACCCCACCGCTGGCACATTCGCCAAGCGCAAGTCCTGCAGCAATGATTGACCGCTGGCTTTTGCTTCAACGAGGACACGGTCGGGGCGGCGGGCCTTAGACCATGCATGCTTCTTGTCCACGCCGCCGTACTCGCTCGCCCACTCGCTGATAGCGCGCTTGCGTAGCTCGGGATAGCTCAGGTGTTCGTCCCATGCGTCGAGCAGCATCAGGTTCCGCTTACCCTTGTGCGTGAATACGCCATAGGCCGTGAATGCTGTGGGGTCGTTCTGGGTCTTCTCGCTGAAGGCGCAGTCGTAGGACTGGATGACGTACTCAAACTGCGGCAGGCCGTTGGCGACCGGCCACAGGCCGAAGCACTTGGTGTTCAGGATACCACCCTCGGTCGGCGTGGGGTCTTGTTGCAGCTGGCCGCTTGAGCCGTAAGCGCCTAGGAGCTGCTTCAGCTTGGTGATCTCCTCCGGCCCGAAGCGTTCAGGGCAGATGAGTTCGCCCACGACCTTGCGCGGGTCGTAGGTGCCCATGCTGGTCTTGCGGGTCACGCCGTCCCACTCAGCAGGGATGCAGATGTGCTCCCATCCGCCGATGTCGTGCAGGATGTGCCCGCTCACGTCTTTCTCGTGTAGGCGCTGCATGACCGTCACCATCGCATCGGTCTTGGGATTGTTCAAACGGGTTGACCATACCATGTCAAACCACTCAAGGTCGGACTCACGCACTGCGTCTGACTGCGCGGCCTGAGCGCCATGCGGGTCGTCAAGGATGAGGCGCGAGCCGCCTTCACCCGTGGCCGTACCACCCACTGACGTGGCGAGCCGGTAGCCCGTCTTGTCGTTCTCAAAGCGTTGCTTGGCGTTCTGGTCACCAGCGAAGGCAAACATGTGTCCCCAACGCTCTTGATACCACGGGGACTGAATGAGTCGTCGGGTCTTCAAGTTGTCGCGGGTGCTTAGGACGCCGGAGTACGAGGCACACAGGAACTTCTCCTCCGGCTTCGCTATCCACTCCCACGCAGGCCACATCACCGATACGATTGTCGACTTTGAGTGCCGTGGCGGGATGTTGATGAGCAGACGGGTTATCTCCCCCGCGCTCACGGCCTCAAGGTGCTCGCAGATCTGCTCAATGTGCCAGCTACCGATGAACGGGATTCCTGGCTCAACCACGTGCCAGCTTTGCTTGACGAACTCGTACAGACTAGCGCCAGCCCTGCGGCGGAGCTGCTCCTTCTCGATCATCTCGAGCATGACTACGGGGCTGAGGGGTGCGTTCATGCGGGCTCGTAGGTTTGTTCAAAGATGTCAGGCTTGCAGGGGTAACGCTCGCCCTTCACGCCGGTAATGATCCAGTCTCCTGGACACACGATGTGGCCGCCCTCAAGCGTGTCGATCCAACCATGGTTGTGCATGACGTTCCCGCACTGTTCGCAAACCCGCTCACCGGCGTAGGCTTTGTCAGGGCGGCGGAAGTAGCGCACCACACTACCTTCTTTTGGGAACGGGTCACCGGCTTCGTTCACGAATGTGAGAGGGCCGTCTTCAGGATGATCGCCGTTCTTGAACCATTGCGTGGCCTCGACGACCACAGGTTTCTTGCGGAACTTCATACGTAACTCCTCATTGAAACATCTTACTCTTCATGTCCGGCGGCAGGCGCGGAGTGGCCTTACCCCCGCTCACGCCCTCAAGCGCGATGCGTGCGAGGACTGCGGTCTGAGCAGCCTCAAGCGTGGTGTAGCGTACCTTGGTGGTGTCTACCTTGTAGGTGTCATCGGCGGTGCTGTGCCGTATCTCATCCTGCACCGAGCCGTCATCACCCTCAAGGAGCCAGAGCCCCATCTTACGGTTAAGCCACTTCATGTTTTCTCCTTGTGCGGATTGAGGCCGCAGCAGTTAAGATGCCTAGTCCCTCGATACCGGCCTGCTCACACTTCAAAGCACACGCCTCATTCTCCTCATCGAGCAGCATCTGAGCGAACGCGATCAGCTTGTGGATTGGCACCTGAGTGCCTGACGTACCCATGATGCCGGAGTACACCGCCGCTCGGCGAATCTGTTCTTGGTCGATCATGCTTCACCTCGTGCTCGGATTTGATCGCGGAGGTCAATGCAAGCCGCCCATGCCGCTTGAAATGACGGGGTTGGCTCAAACGCCCCGTAAACATCAGCGTGCTTCTTGCACATCTCAGCACACGCCTCACGCTCGGCCAACCGTCCCGCTTCAATTCCCTCTTGGTACGACATAAAGCTGCTCGGGTCAATGTTCATCAGCGTGTGGGCTGCTACCAACTCTATCAACTTCTGAACCTCAAGCGTTAAGCACTCAACAACCTCACCACCCACAAAGCGCGAGCCAGTAGGAATGCCCGCCTTCTTGGCCAGCTCAATCATGTCTTGCGTCATTTCGCCTCTCCCGCCTTGCTCATCAGCTTCTGCATCTGCGCCAGCTCATCGTCACTGAGCCCCTTCAGGTTGACGGCAGCCATCTGAATCGGGCCACCATCAGCGCCGGTGTGTTCCTGCGTCACCTTGTCGCCGTACACCTTGGGCAGCATCTTACTCAGAACCCACTTCTTGGTGTCGATCTGCAACCGGCGTAGCGCCACCACGTCAGGGCTCAGGGTGACCAGCGCCTTCTCCAGCAGGGGCTCACCGGCCACGTCATACATCAGGTTGCCAGTGGCGTCACGCTTGTGCACCATGACCACTTCATGGGTGCGGTGCGCGAGTTCGTTGATTTCCTCGGCGAGCAGGGCGTACCCCCTCGCGCGCGCATGCGTGTACTGCTCCTTGAGGGAGGGGTCTCTCTCCACCCAGCCCAGGAACGTACTAGCCGAGGGCGCACCCCGCACGGCCTCGCATGCTTGGTACAGCGACAGCCCGCGCTCAAGCTCGGAGCACACCAGAGCCGACAGAGACTCCTTTGTGGCCTGAGGCACAATTGTGCGGGTCTTTTTGACAGCGGGCTTGACAGCCAGCTTCGTTTTTGTTTCTTTGGTCATGCTGAGAATTTTACACCTGTTTTTGAATTCTTGAGGTTAATCGTTCGGCTCTTCGAGAGGGGTAACCGAACGAACGATTAAAACCTAATAACCGTGAGGGTTCTGAAGGGGGTTGAAAAGTGACCGAACGATTAACCGAACGATTACCCGTTTGAACCATTCAGATCGACTACGGAGAGAGGCTGAAGCGCCCTCTCCTCCGTCCATCGAATCGTTTTTGGGTATGGCAAAAAGCCAATCGTTCGTTCGGCCTGATCGTTCGAACCATTACCCGAACCATTACCCACACGATTAAAACTTTAGTGGCCACCCCCTAAGCCTGACTGACTGGTTTTCATCTTTTCAAAGCTCTCCACCAGTTGACGCAACTGGCTCAAGGTGTACTCCCCCTCAGGCAACCAGACCCATGGTTCAGGGTTGGGGTCACGTTGGTGCTTCTGAGCACGAGAGATGGCCTCGAATGCCTCATCTTCATCTGTGGGTGGCAAGGGTGTATTGTTCATGTTCAGGCTCCTGGCAGGTCATGCGCTTCAATTGCATCGGCGCGGCCTTTTTCGTATTCTTCTTTGAGTCGACCGGCAAACACAGTCGCGACCCAATCTACAAAGATCTGAGCTGATTCTTCGGCCTCGCCGGTGAAGCACATCTTTGAGCCGTTAAAGTCAAACCCCCCGACCTGCTTCCCCTCTCGGTTGTTAAAGCTGAGAAGGTAGTTGGGCTTAGGTGCTGTTATGCCCACATTGCCGGTGTGGCTAATGATGTTGTCGTCGTATTCTTTCATTTCATTTTCTCCTAGTTAAAGCTGCGCGGTCAAGGTTGCGGATTGTTTGTTCAAGCTGCCGGATGCGCGCTTCCAGCTCGCTTATCTGAGTCGCTTGGGCTTTGATTATTGCCTCCGGACTGCGGTGCGGAACCGTGAGGCCGATGGGTTTCCTGTTGTTCATGTTTCACCTTCTTACCCCAGATGAGGTCGTAGTTGGAGCTGAAGCTCTCGTAGTTGGTAGGACGGCGTCCGTCGCCTTTGCCGGCTTCACGTGCCATTGTTCATCTCCTTGAGTTTATCTTGAATAGCTTCCAAACTGGACGCCGCAATTCTGTGAAATCCGATAGGTGTTTCCGGATACCAATGCAGCACCCAGACGCTGTCTTCGGCTACGGCTTTTGTGTATTCCTCTTGGGAAATGAAGTCGCGAAAATCGTAGAACTCTTCAACAGCCTCATAAACGTCACGGTGCTCGTTGTGGCTCAAGTGTAAACCGCACTTGTGTTCGGGTAACCAGTTCATTTTTGCTTCTCCTTGAGGGCTTTGATTTGATCGTCCCAGCGTAGCGAGGTCTTGCCGCCCCATGCCTCTAACTTTTGGGCTAGGAAGTTTGCGTTGCCTTTGAACAACCGCGCGTTCATAGCCATAGCGGCTACGACCTCCATGTCCGCCGCCCGAGCGTGAGCCTGACGTGCGTTGTGCTCAACCCCGCCTAGCGCAGAGTTGATAATGCTGCGCATCATCTCTGGGTCTTGGCTCCGTTGGGCAACTTCCCGCAGGAACTTGATGTCGTCTTCGGTCATTTCGGCTCCCGTGGTAACTTAGGCAGCGGTGCCCAGTGTGTGTAGAATGTCTCTTTGCCTTGGTACGTGCCGTACATAGCCACCCCGCCTTGGCCTAGCAGCTGAACCTTAGCCCCACGGGGGCAGGTGCTGATGGGCTGCCAGAAGTAGTTATGGTCTACCGCCGCCGCTCCTGTGCTGTCAAGCTGGGTGGTCATTTCTCGCTCCTAGCTGCCGCAAAAATAGTGTGGCCGCAACGGGCGCAGCACCACCAGTAGTCCTTCGGGTTGCGGTACTTGATGCCGAACAGGGTCGGCTCGTAACGATGTTTGCAGGTCATGTCTTACTCCTTGTTTATTCCGTATATCCATCGCTCTGGCGGGTAGGCGCATCCACCTAAGAACGCTGCAGCAAGCACCCACCAACCCGAGTAACCAAGTTCGAACACGGCGTAGCCGATGCCACCGAAGATCATACCTTCCCACAGGATGATGTAGATCAGGTACGTGATCTCTCTCATGCGTTCTTCTCCTTGAGATACGCTTCAATTGCTCTGCTATACCGCTCTATTCCACCAGAACTATCGCCATTAGATGACCTCCAAAGTTCAAGCATCTTTGTGGAATCTAACCCAACCCATGTGCGTTGTTGTGGTGTGGTGTTCAGCATGGCAATCACAAAATCCACTGCCGCCTGCTCATTTGGGCCAAGTAATTTTTCCTCGCGCTTGAATCTCTCCATGAAATACATTGCGCGGTGCGCCGTCATATTCGCCACAGGCTCACCCTGCTCTTGCTTGGCTCCAGATTCGCAAACGCATACACCACGCCATTCACCAGTCTGGTCGTGAACATCACCAGTGCCATCGCAGTATTCACATCGCTGCTCTTGCTTGGGTAACTGCGACTTCATCTTGCGAATCCAATCTTGGATGGGCCGCTCTTCACGGCATTGGTCAAAGTGCTGTTGCGCCAGCCAGTCTAGTGTTTGTTCCGGTGTCATTTGTTCAAGTCTACGGCTACCGTCAGTCACGCCGGTTGCCACTTGCTTTTGTTGTTCTTGCCAGTTACTCATACCCCGAACCTACCTTTCTCAATTGCATTGACCACGTCCTCGTCGACGCGAACATAGTGATTAGCGCGCCCCTTGGGGCTCTCAAGCTCAACCCGTACGATTGAGCCGTCGTTGATCATCGAGGTCATGGCGCGCTCCTTGCGGTCTTGGCTCGCCTTGACCCCGCCCTTAGCCACCGGCATGCGTTCGTAGTGTGAGCGCGAGTGGCCAGGATCCTTGCGGATCAGCTCCAGCAACTCATCACACATCGCGTTCCAGCTGTCCTGTTCGCGGGCCTCCTTGCGGTCTTCCTTGAGCTGGGCACGTTCGCCCTGCTTGAGCGGGCGGGCTACCGAGTGACTGAACCAGACGTCCTTGTCAAACCCGAGCACATCTTTGTGGCGCTCCTTGTTAGTGACGAGGTCAAAGGTCAACTCACTGAACGCAGTAGGGAAGCGCACCTTAGCCACCTTGAGCACACGGGGTGCGTCTTCGCTGTCGCCGTCCTTGAAGACGGTGTACACACCCTGCGCATCACCCGTCCAAGCTGACGCACCGCGAGGTGAGAGCGAGTCGGTTTCCATCATCCCGTTGATCTTGGCAGCATGAGCCACGATGATGATCGGGAAGGCGGCAAACGCTTGCTTGATGTAGGCCATAGCGCGACCCACCTCAGCGTTGTCGTTCTCATTCTCAAGGTCAAACACGGCGTTGGCAGTGTCAAACACGACGAGCGGAAGAGCAGGGAACACGCCCCCGTCTGCGGTCTCGTTGTCAACCACCCAGTGGCGGTACTCCTCAGCGACTTCGGCCACGACCTTCGGGTCTAGGCGGTGAGCGGGGATAACCCGAACACGGTCTTCAAAGTCGTGCGTACTCATTCCGGTGTAACCCCAAGAGTACAACGAGTAGATGACGCGCTGAACCTGCACCACGGACTCGGTAATGATGATGACGTTGCGGCGCACCTTGGGCATCAGGGGGTAGTCACTGGGGCACAGGTGAGCAGTAGCTAAGGCCATCGGCACAATCAGCGTGGTCTTACCCACACCAGGAGCGCCAGCAACCACGTTCACGCCGGTGCTCATGTAGTCGTCGTAGATGTATTCAAACATCGTGACCGTTGACGCGCCGCTCTCCTTAGCGTTACCCAGCGACAGCGGGTGCTTTTCTTTGGGCTCGGTTGAAGCTGCAGTTGTGGTCTTGTTGTTCCCCTTCCAACCGTTGTCAATCGCCATACGGAAGATTGAGCGGTAGGTGATTGAGTGCGGGGCGCTAATGTCGCGTTCCCACTTACGGCGTTGAGCTGAGGCATCAAACTTGTCAGAGCGCGCGGCCCACTCAGTCCAAACTTTGTAGCCGTTCTCGCCGTAAGGCTTGAGCACCATACCCACGTTGACCCACGTTGTGTAGTCATCAAAGTCAACGTGTTCAAGCGCCGAGCGGAGATCATCAAACGTCTGCGCAGTAGCCACCGGTACACCGCCGCGCTCAGTCAGGGAGTAGTCAACCGGCGCGCGAGCCTTGCTAGCAATGAGGCGGGGCAGGGGTGAAGGTTGAGCAGGGGTGGACTTACTCAGCGGTGAGCGCCCAGCTTCCCATTGGTAGATACCTGACGGGCCAGAGGTGGGTGCGACGCAGATGTAACCGTGGTGCTTCAAGTCAAGCCCCGCGCCTAGAGTTCCTGGATAGCTCAGGGTTGAGTCTGCGCTGAACAACCTATGCTCACCGCCACCTTGCGTTACCGCAGTGCAGTCAGAGTGCAACACGCCGTGCTCAGCCTCAAGCGCGCGGAGCGACTCGTCACCGCCGTTCTGCGGGTCAATGTCCAGCGCCAGCAGTCCTGAGGTTGACAACTCGATGCCGATACCAGCGTCAGGGTCAGTGGCCCACCAGTCACGGATGGTTGCCTCATCGGTCGTAGCGTCATGATGACCGTGAGGTACGAGGTCTGATTGAGGATGCTTACCCGCCTTGTGGCCCTTCTCGTGGTTAGGGCGGCCACAGCGACATTGACCGTGGTCATCTACCGACCAAACGGGCAACACGTTCCAGCCGAGCTTTGCGTAGGCGAGGGCGTAGTCGAGTGGGGTTGGGCCTTTGCTCACTGAGACGTCCCACATGTGATTCTTATTCTTCGTCGCCACCGTCTGCCTCCTCTACCGCCGCATTTTTGTCTTGATAAGGCCGCACGGGGAAGAGCGCGCACGTGATGACCGTGCACACTTTGATCTCTTCACGCTGGTAGCCACAGCACTGCAAGCACTTGACTCGGATGGCTGTGCTGCGGGTGATTTGCCCTAGCAATGCGCGCTGAGTGGCCAGCTTGTGTTTGTCGGGAACGCTTTGTTCGACGTAAGCGTCGATCTTCTTGCGGTCATCGTTTTGCACCGCCCGTTCGGGCTTGATGCGGTTCTTACGTAGCAGGTTTGTCATTTTTATTCCTGTGGTTGTTGAAAGTGTTCCGCCGTGACGTTCCAGTACTTACCTGACTTGCGGGCGGTGAGGTAAAGCGGCATGCGTGAGCCACGCACTTGCCATTGGAGCGTTCCGGCGAGGGCTGGCAAGTTTACTGCCAGTTTGCGGTTTTTGAAAAACAAGTGGTCGCCCGCCTTGGGGTTCTCGGTATTCACGAACAGGGTAGCATCGATGCGCGCGCCCTCAGGAGTCGTACATGCGTATTGAACCATGAGCACGGGCCGGTTAGGGTCTCGGCGGGTCTTTATGGGTACTGCGCTCACCCCGTGAACCTCAACGGTCAGAGTAGCGCCGTCCTTAGCCTGCTCACCGGTCATGGGGTCAAGCGGGATCATCGAACGGACTCCTGGCAGCACCTTACGCTTAGATTTGCGCTCTGCCGGAGCAGCCATGATAGGGTCGCCGGCAACGCCGTTCTTCTCACGGACGTAAGTCTCAAGCATGTCAACACCGCCAAGGCGTTGTAGGTTGCCCACGAAGTCCAACAGCAGGCAGTTCTTCTTTGACTCGTGCAGGCGGGTTCCGCGCCCCATGATTTGTACCCACAGGTTTGAGCTGACCGTGGGGCGCAGGCAGACGATACAGTCCAGCGCGGGGAAGTCAAAGCCCGTGGTAATTGTGTCAACCGAGCACAGGAAGTGAATCTCACCGCTCTTGAACCGGCGGAGCGTGTCATCACGGTCACGCTTGTGCATAGCGCCGGTCAGTATCGCCGTGGGTCGGCCCGTGACGCGACCGATTGTAGCCGCAGCGCGCATAGCCCCGTTCACGGTCGGGCAGTACACCGCGCCGTGTTTGCGGTTACGGGCGAAGGTGAGCAGTGACTTAGCTACACCCTCAAGCCACTGCGCGTCTTGCAGGTCGTTGACTTCTTCCATGGCGAAGTCATCATTCACCGTGACGTCATCTAGCTCAAGCTGCAGCTCAGTCTCAACGCCGACCAGCGGGGCGAGGTATCCATCCTCAACCGCTTGAGGCACAGTGTAAGTGTAAGCGAGGTGATTGAACCAGAACCGCTCAGGGTCATCACCGTAGATGAGGCCGTTGTCAGTGCGCCAAGGGGTTGCGGTCATCGCTAGGCGAGCAGCGTCAGGGTAACGGGTGAAGATGCGCCCGTACATGCCGACCTCACCGGTCTGGTGCGGAACGCGATGAGCCTCGTCAACCGTGATGAGGTCTGGGGTAGGTAGCTCGCCTCGCAGCGCGGGGTTGATGATTGACTGAATCGTGGCGAACACAACCGGCGCATCAAAGTCAGCGCGATTCAGCCCTGAGCAGACGATACCGGCTTGCCGGCCCGTGTGACGGTAGTACGTCTCGGCGTTCTGCTTGACCAGCTCTTGAACGTGAGTCAGAACCCACGTGCGTTTCTCTTGATGAAATAAGTTGTACGCTGTGTCAGCAATGATGAGCGACTTACCCGTACCGGTGGCGAGCTGAAGCACAGGGTGCTTGCCGTGTTTGATACTCAGCAACGCCGCATTACACGCATCACCTTGGTAATATCTGAGTTCCATTCATGCTCCGAGTTATTGAGTTATAGGGTGTTGGCCGTTAGTTCCTCATTTCCACCTTTCGGTGCGCTGTCTCACAGCTCCTCATTTAACACGGCAGCCTCGGTATGCCGGCACCAACCCGTTTATTTTAGGCAACTTTTTGTGTGGTGGTGATTGTTTTTTCAAATCACGTTCAGGAAGTTGGTTCAAAAATACAATGGAAATATTTTGGCGAGGGGGTTGTTTTGTTGAATTTTTTGAGGCAAAATTCAATACGTTGGTTCAGCAATGAATGAACAATGAATAACTTAATAACTGGAGTAACTATGAAAACCATCAACGTCAAATCCGCCACCACCCGTGAACTGGTTGAGTTCTACAACGCTCATTCAGGTTGCGACCCGATCAAGAAGTTCAGCGATCGCCGCAACGCTGAAAAGAGAGTTGAGAAGCTCATGGCGGAGCGTCAGTTCAAAGCCCCCTCACCCCTCGTTGACAATCAACACTGCCCAGTGTGCAACAGCGCTGATTTGTACTTCGGCAAACTGGTCAGAGAACAACTGGTTGACGAAGAACACATCGTCACCTGCCGCTCATGCGGTTACACTGTTGACTGGCGCAAGAGCAAGAACGCCAAGCCGGTCACCAAGGTCGGCCCCCGCCCCGCTATGAAGCAGTCTTTGAAGCTAGACCGCCGCATCCTGCACATTGAGACCGGCACCGTCTACGCTAACGCATGTCAAGTCTGGAAAGCCGCGCTCGTTACCAGCTCACAAGGTGACCGCCTGTCGGCTACGCTCTACGGCGCTGCTAAGCGCGGCGAGTTCCCGACCCTCAGCGTGAACGGTCACACGTTCGAGTTGGCAGTGAAGGGAGAGTAACATGAGCTACGACACTAACCCTTACGTATTGATGTGCCGCAGCAAGTATCTACACCTGAACGACCCACGTTGCTACAACGGCGCGTACTTTGATGCGGAAATGATGTGGGGTGGCTGGCAGGTGCTTGACCGCCTGTCCGATACCGAGACCGCAGCGCGTAAGCTGAAGTTCTGGCGCGAGCTGAACGACTACGCTGTGAGCCAGCGAGGTGAAGACTCTCGCCGTGAGTTCAAGATTGTTGAGCAGGAAGAGGTGGCAGCATGAGTAACTGGCCCTTCCCCCCGCTCACCGGCCCCGTGCCTTGGACTAACAAACAGAAGAGCGACTACGCTCGTCAGCAACGCGAACAGCAAGAGGAGTCACCGTTATGAGTAAGCAAACCCGAGTCCGCTGGACTGCTGAAGAGCGCACGTTGATCGTGCAACGCATGGTTCAACTGTTGAACAAATCCGGTAGAAATTATTCAAAAGCCGGTTTGGCATTATGTGCTCAAGAAGTGCTCCCTGCTAATCGCCGCCGTAAGATCTTCACCCCTAAAGAACTCAAAGACATGAACGCCAAGGCTCACGCCTTAGCAGCTGAAGCAATCAAGCCGATGATCCGTGAGGCTGAGGCCGCCGTGGTTGAGCATGCGGTCATTCCGCAGCGTGACGAGCTGACAACCCTGCTTGAGTCGTTGATTGACAAGATCGCTGATAAGGTGGCCGAGCGCCTCGCAGCGCAGCTCCAAGTGCACGTCAACACAACGACCACAACACATAGCGAGCACCGCCCGCGCCACAACCCTGAGCCACCTTGCAACGCTCCCCGTGAGCCTAAGGTCGGTGTGCTCATCTTGGGTATGCAACCTCATCAGGGTAACATCCTCAAGCAGGAGTTCCCGATGCTTGACATCACCTGTTACGACTCTGACGAGGCCCGCACCAAGCAGGTCATCATGCGCAAGCACACCATCGGTATGACTCGCTTCCTGAGCCATCAAGTTGAAGACCGCTACCGCAAGTGCCCTCGCTATCACCGCCACAGCGCCGGTACATCCGAGCTGAAGACCCTGTTGAAACAAATCGCCGAAGGAACCGTATGACTACCGACCACATTGAGGCCCGAGGCCGCACTATGTACTGCACCCGCTGTGAGTGCGCGAACGAAGTGAACATGCCTGCCAAAATAGATGAGATCATTTATCAGATGGACAGTTTCCGTGATGCGCACAAAGACTGCAAGCCCCGAGCTATCGAGGCTCAGATGTCTGAGTACATCAAGGGGTTTGACGCTGGTTGCGAGCACCTGATGCGTGAGATAGAATTATTCATGAAGTCTAAGCCGCTTCCTCCTTCAAATATTGCCGAACTAGTGGCGCATTTACGCAAAGGTCTCAAATGACACAATCAATTTTCCCCGTCCTCGCACTTGACCGCGCTCAGGTGCAGTGGGAGCAACACCTAGGCGAACTCACCCCATGGGAAAACCGTGACGGTGTCTGGTTCAAGCGTGAGGACTACTTCGCGCCGCTCGGCTACGGCGGCCCTAACGGGTCTAAGATGCGCCAGCTCATCTGGTACATGAACCGTTACCGTGAGGGTAAGACTCACGTGCTGACCGGCGCGAGCATTCAGAGCCCCCAGCTCAGTATGTCCGCCATCGTCGGTGCGCACTTCGGCCTCAAGTGCCGTCAGGTCGTCTACAGCAAGCCACATACGGTGCTGACGCATGAGAACCCGAGTATCTCAGCCGGTTTCGGCGCTGTGTTTGAGTACGTGAACGGGCCGTACAACCCCATCATCCAACGGCGCGTGGTTGACCTGACTCAGCCCACCTCGTTGGTGGTTGAGTACGGTATCACGGTACCGCATAAGACGCGCCCCGCTGAGGATGTGTTGAAGTTTCATGAGGTCGGCGCTAACCAGATTCGCAACCTGCCCGCCGAGGTGAAGACACTGATCGTACCTGCCGGCTCATGCAACTCGCTTTGCAGCATGTTGTTGGGTCTCAGCCGAGACTCCAAGAACCTAAACCGCCTGCGCATCGTGGGTATCGGCCCCGACAAGCGTAAGTGGGTGCGTGAGCGTATGGTGATTATGGGGGTTGACATTGACCGCCTGCCGTTCGTTACCGAGTACCACAGCCTGCACGATACCGGCTTCAGCAAGTACAGCGACAAGTTCAAAGGTGAGAACCATTCCGGTATCAATTTTCACCCCACGTATGAGGCCAAAATTTGGCGTTACCTGCGTGAGTCGGCCTCGCTTTACGCTGATGACAAGACTGGGTTCTGGATCGTCGGTAGCGCGCCCAACCCCGCAATCGTTAAGCCGTTCTACACTAACCAAGGAGCCGCCTGATGTTTAACCGCATTTACACAATCATCAAGCGCCGAGTCAAGCGCAAGCTGACCGTTGCTATCTACAAGAAACCTAAGATCGTGCGCGCCTCAACGCTTGAGCGCGCCCAGCATTACGTTGACAACCACGGCTGCCCAACCACCCGCTGCTTCCCTCGCACCACTGACGATGCGTTCCGCCACTTGGGTGACGGCATGGAGACGTTCTTCCCCCCTGAGCAACGCTGGCAAGACAAAGTGATGTTTGCCGTTGGCGTTTGCTGCTGGATCGCCCTTGGCATTTTTTACTGGAGATACCTATGAACAAATTCTTTAAAGACGTGGCTAACCTGCTCCACTGGCTCTTCCCCTTCATCTGCACTTGCGCGTTTGCTTACGTTTTCGGCGCGTTCATCGAGTGGTCACGCGACCCCGCTGACTGGACTTGGCAGGCTCGTTTCTGCACCGTGATCTTCGGCGTGTCGCTCGGGTTTGCGGTTGACCGCCGCCTTGAGATGGCTGTGAGGGACTGAGCAATGGAATGGCTTGATAAAACAGTTACCGTCGGTGATCTTCTGTCGATCGCCCTTGGTTGGTTCCTATTCGACTTGATCGTAATAGGTCACAAAATATACAAGAACGCGAAAAGTAGGATGTAAGCATGTTAGAAAACGTAACCCTGATGGTGCTGTTGATGGTGCTCGGCGCAAGCCTCACAGTCGCAGTGCTCATCGGTTTTATTTACTGGATGGAGATGCAGAATGATTGACTACCGTTTCAAGGAGTACAGAGAAGAATACTTCTCCGCGCTTTACAAGATGAACCTAGAGTACGGGGTCATGCCTGGACTCGTGTACCTCTACATGCCCGCTCTGGCTAAGGCCAACGGCTGGGGTGCTGATGAGAAACTCTGGTTCGCGTTCCTGAACGGCCTGACGCAGAACCCTATCACCTCGCTGCGCATGTTCCAACGCTTGTCTGAGTGCCCGCCCGCCGGAGCCCCTCTCAAGGGCTTTGAGGAGTGGTTCAACGCGAACTGGGAGACCCTGCAGTTTGACACTGACCGCCGATATCAGAAGAAAGACACCTTGGTAGCTATAAAGGCTTACGCCAAAGCGGTTGAACACTTCGGCTCGCAAGAAGCCATGCTGCGTAAAGACACCCCGTATTGTGATTTATGGTCTAGGGTGCGCGGTATGTATAGTAGTTTCGGACGCTTGTCTGCGTTCAGCTACCTCGAGTACGTGAACATCATGGGTTTCGGCAACGACTGCGATGACTTGATCTTCAGCGACAAGTCGGGCAGCAAGTCACACCGCAACGGTATGTTGTTCCTCATCGGCAAAGACGACTTGGTGTGGGACAAACGCCTTGACAACGGTCAAGACGGCAACTACAATAACTTCAAGATGATGTGTGGCTTTTTAGCCGCCTCAGCTGATGTTCATATTGAGAAGTTCAAAGCCCTGAACCCTGAAGTGCCTAACGTGGGTCGGTTCACCTTTGAGTCTAACCTTTGTACGTTCAAGAATCACTTCTTCGGTCGTCGCTATCCAGGAGTCTACGCCGACATGGCGCAAGACCGTATTGAGTGGGCCGACGAGCGCGGCCTTCAAGAGCACACTCAAGTGTTCAAGGGTATGCGCGAGGCGCTCCTGCCTGAGTGGTTGCGTCGTGAGTGTTCGCCGGCAAAGTTCAATGTCAAGTCGGCAGCCTCATTGTTCCCTGAAACGGGTGCCCCTTATCGTGCGGAGTACTTCCTATGAGAAACCGAACAATGACCGAACGCTCACGTCAAGTGGCGATCAAGCGCCTGAGCCGCTACCCTCTCGGCGGCGACAACCTCGGCTGGCACAAACACTACGCCGAGGTTCACAACAAGACGCAGACCTTTGACTCTGCTCATCTCGCGATGTGGTATTTGCTGCTACATCTCGCACTTGGGGAACAACAATGACAAATCAAATCGTCAACATTCGCGGCTGCAACGGCTCGGGCAAGACTACAATCGTGCGCCGGTTCCTTGACAAGCTGCCGACTCAGGCGCTGGGCGGTAAGCCGAGCAAGCCCGCCGGTTATCGCGTCGACGCAACATCATGGGGTATCATGCTGCCCGTGTTCATCGTGGGTTCTTATGAGAACACCTGCGGCGGCACTGACGGAATCAGCACTCAAGAGGAGATCGCCGAACGCACCACGAAGGCGCACGGTCACGGCCATGTGCTTGTTGAGGGGCTGCTGATGAGCAAGTCCAGCGCGGGCGGTCACGTAGCTCCTATCCTCAAAGACCACGGCGCTATCTTCGGGTTCCTCGATACACCTTGGCAAATGTGCCTTGACAGGGTTCTTTTGCGCCGTCAGGCTGCGGGTAATATCAAACCCTTTGACCCTGAGAAGACCATGCGCTCCGCCTACGAACAATGTCACCGCTCGGCTGAGTTGTTGACTCAAGCCGGTGGGTATGATGTCCGCTGGATCGACCACCTGAACGCCGTCGGAACCGTCGTGCAATATTTGAAAGATGCTGAAGTATGATTGATGTCTGCCCGTACAAGCGCCCTGACGAGCGCACCGTGACCTCTCTTGAGGGGTTGCTGTACTTCGTCTGGGAGCGTGAGGCTATCCGAGTCGCCAAAGAGGGCGGCTGGCAGGTTAATGCGCTCACCAATGACCCTGTGCTCAAGAAGTACAAGTTCACCAATATTCGCCGCCGTGACGATCGTGTCTCTCAGTGGATCATTGAGCACTTGATCAAGCCTAACGCTGACCATGAAGATTTGTGGTTTACGTTGCTCATCGCTCGTATCATCAACTGGCCCCCGACCTTGCAGGCGTTACTGCACGAGAAAGTGATCCCGTGTGCGCCTGAAGACTTTGATGCTGAGTTGTTCTCAGTGACGATTGAGGCGCTCAAGGCTAATGGCACTAAAGTGTACTCAGGTGCTTACATGGTCTACCCGACCAAGATGGACGTGGGGGGTAACAAGTCTTCCGCTATTGCTAAGCACATCTTAGGCGGGGTGATTGAGCGCGCTGAAGACATCTGGTCTTCTCTCAACCACCCTGATTCTGATCCTTCGGTTGAACGGTTCGTAGAGTCTCTTTCTAAGTGCTTCGGCCTGAGCACCTTTATGGCCGGTCAAGTGGCTGCTGATTTGACTTATGGCGACATTGAGTTTGAAGACATTTACAGTTACGCCCCCATCGGCCCAGGAAGCTCTCGCGGCTTGAACTACTTGAAGGGCCGCCGCCCGTTTGCGAGCTGGGGTCAAGGTGACTTCAACAACGCGCTCATCGAGATTCATCACGAAATTGAAGAGCATCTTGACATCAAAGACATGACGCTACATGATGTGCAAAATGTTATGTGCGAATTCAGCAAGTATTGCCGCTGTGTCCTGAATGAGGGCGTCCCTAAAACTATCTACAAACCCGAGGAGTTGTTCTAAATGGAAATCAACGTACGTAACGTCAATCACGCATTCAGTGATATTTTCTGGAAGCTGAAGGTGATGAACCTGAAGCCCGAGCAGACCCGTAACGGCCCTGCTTACGTCATAAACGAGCCGGTCATCACTACCTACCGCTACCCGCAGGAACGCGTATTGTTCCACAAGGGGCGCGATGCGAACCCGATCTTCCACCTGATGGAGTCGATCTGGATGCTTGCGGGCCGCCGTGATGTGAGTTTCTTGCAGCACTTCAACAGCACTATTGGTCAGTTCAGCGATGACGGCAAAGTGTTCAACGCTGCGTACGGCTACCGCTGGCGTAGGCATTTTGGCTTTGACCAGCTCGAGGAAACCATCAAGCTCCTACGTAAAGACCCGTCAACCCGTCAGGCGGTCATCCAGATGTGGGATCAAGACGACTTGAACAAGCGCACAAAAGACAAGGCGTGTAACACCCAAGTCGTATTTGACACTCGCGGGGGTCGCTTGAACATGACCGTGTTCAATCGCTCTAACGACATCTGGTGGGGTGCCTACGGCGCTAACGCTGTGCACTTCAGCTTCCTGCAAGAGTTCGTCGCCAGCGCGCTCAACATGCACTGCGGTCAGTACCGTCAGGTGAGCAACAACCTGCACTTGTACGTTGATTTGTATGATGCCGCCAAGTACATTGAAAACCCGCCTACGGTTGAGGACTACGATTTGTACTCACAGGCGGCGGTCGGCCCGCTCCCGATCATGCTCAACGGCGACTACAAATCATTCCTGCTGGATTGTGAGAAGTTCTGCTGCGATCCGTTTGACCAGTCCGCACAGTACAAGAACCCGTTCTTCACCCACGTGGCTCAACCGATGGCTATGGTCAGCCGTGTGCGCAAGGTTCGCGCCGGTGACGGAATGGGCTTCGCCGCCAAGATCCGCGCTCAAGACTGGAAGCGCGCGGTGGTTAATTGGATCCACAAGCGCGAATTGCTTAGGGCCGAGAAAGAGTAAATCATGAATACCGGCGCGATTTGAAAATACAATCGTGGCGGTATAAAAATTGAGGCTAAAATTCAACTCATGCTGACGGACAAGTAGGTTTGAAGCCAGTAGCGAACACGAGTAACCTCTAGGGGTGAAGGGCCAGTAGCGAAGACGAAGTAAACTGAATCTCCTGAATGCATGTCGGGCAGACGTAAAGGCTGACGCCTCGGAAAGACGAGGGCTTATAACTGAATAACTGGAGTAACTTGATGAAATTTGACACCTCTGAACTTTTGAAGATTTTGGCGCACTTGTCCCTTGAGGGCGAGACGTTTGAGATTTGCCGCGCGGCGCTCAAACTTCAAGTCGCCCTGCAAGCTACTCAGCGCGGTTGATCGTATAACTTGATAACTGGAGTAACTTGATGAAAAACACCCTTGAATTTATTATGGCCGGCAGTGAGGTCAAGCGGTATCACACCGTCACCACCCTGCGTGAAGAAACCGTCGGTCATCATTCACACGGCGTGGCGATGTTGTGTATGGTTTTAACCGACTACCAAGCCAGCTCTCAGCTGCTTGAGTCAGCGTTGATGCATGACCTCGCTGAAGCCGTCACCGGTGACATTCCTTCCCCCGCTAAGCGTGAGTACGGTATCGGTGACCAAGTTTCCGCCCTCGAGTTCAGACTCCTACGTGATGCGGGCCTGCCGGTTTACACCCTGAACCAAACTGAAGAGCGTATCCTCAAGCTCGCTGACATCGCACAAGGTGCGTTGTTCTGCCTGCGTGAGATCAGCATGGGTAACTCTAAAATGCGTATCGTTCTAGATCGCTACATGGCTTACGCTGACAGCATGGTTCTGGTCGGGCGTGAGCGCGAATTGTTTGACACTATTAAGGAGAAAATGTGATGACAGCGAACAGTATGCAAATCGGCGGCAACCACTACCGCTCTGGTATCCAGCACTGGGACTTGATGGACGACTACAATGTCGGCTACCTTGAGGCCGCCGCTACAAAGTACGTCACCCGCTGGCGCAACAAAGACGGCGTCAAAGACTTGCAGAAGGCTTTACACTTCGTCAAGAAGCTCGCCGAGAAGCGTCAAGACGCGCCTCAAGTTGAGATCTCTGAGCGTATCCCTCAGGTGCCCCGTCAGGCTATCAACAAGTTTCTCGAGGCCAATCAGCTCACCGGCGACGATGCCGACATCATTAGCCATCTGCTCACTTGGCAGAGCACTGCGACGTTGCACCTTGTTGCGGGCCGAATTCAGCAGCTCATCAACGGCGCTACGCCTGATGACGGCGCTGAGGCCTCAATCGGTTACGTCAATCAGGATCGTTAATGCGTACTTTCGTGTTCGACATCGAGACACTCCCCAACTACACTCTAGTGTCCTTCAAGGACATCGAGTCGAAGGAGTATTTCCGCTTCC